ATGGCACGGAGAATAACGAGGATTCCAGATGAGGTTCCGGAGCAATTTCGCGGCTGGGCGGAGGCCCTTGGCGGCTTCCTGACGTGGAAGAAAACGCAGGGGTTGGCCGATCAGACTCGCGAGGACTACGATAAGCACGTTCGTCTCTTTTTCAAGCGGTTTCCTAACGCGTGGACAAGCTCGGAGGAACTGAAAAAGTCGGCGTACGCGCATTTGGCGGAGGAAGATATCGCGCCCCCAACGTTTAATAACCGCCTTGTCTATCTGCGTACATTTCTTAACTGGTGCGTAAAAGAGGGGTACATATCGGAGAATCCGATCGCGGGTATTAAGAAACGGAAGGACGAAGGTCGTGTCGTTAATATCGATGCGGAAATTTTACGTGAGCTGATGGAACTGCCCGACCAAAAGACGTTTGCGGGGCTGCGCGACTATGCGCTTATACTTCTAACGCTGGATTCCGGAATCCGGCCGAAGGAAGCACTATCACTCGTTCCTGTCGATTTCAATCCGCAGGCATGCGAAATTTACATCACCGCTAAGGTGGCGAAGACTCGCGTATCCCGGACGCTGCCGATTTCGGATCATACCGCAAAAGCGATCAAACGCGTGCTTGCCGTACGGCTTGCGGAGTGGGGGCCGGATGTGCCGATATTTTGTACGTGGGACGGCGGAAGAATGACGCGACACACCTGGGGCGATCGGATCGAGCTGTACAGTAAAAAGCTTGGCGTACACATTCGGCCGTACGACTTGCGTCATGCTTTCGCATTGGAGTTTTTGCGTGGTGGCGCGTCTGCCTTTGCGTTGCAACGGACGCTCGGTCACGCGGACATGAAAATGACGCAGCGGTATGTTGCTCTGCTTGACGATGATCTGAAGGCGGACCACACAAAGGCGTCACCGTTGAACCGATTGATTTCGGATAAAAAACGAATAAAGAAATTGTAGCGAACAACTGCGCTCATCTCTTCGGAGGTGGGCGCTTTTTTTTTTTTGCGTCGATGTCCCAATTTGCGGATTTGCTGTCCGTATGTTCTGTGACTACGAAATAAAACCTGCGAAAAGTTGTGCGAAATTGAATCGACCGGCAACAGAGTCAGTGAGAGGGGGGGGGGAGCGAGATATGAATACGCAGGAACAACGCGAGCAACGCCTAGTTAGCGTCGAGTCCCAAACGGAATACTCCGTTACATCCGGCGCAACCGAAACGCGCATATTCGTTAAATTTTACGTTGAGGCAGTCCGGTCCGGTATGATTGCGGATTTAGGCCCGGAGCGCCTGCAGACACTACTCGTCCTCGCGTCGTTTATGAACGCGGACGGGACGTGCTATCCGACGCAGTGGCAAATAGCGAAAAGTCTCGGGGTTTCGCGCGAAACGGCAAATAGGCGGATACGGTCGCTTGCAAAATACCGATGGAAGGACCGGTCGCTAATCAAGGTCCAGCGCAGACGTAACGAGGATTCGACGGGGTGGGCGAGTACGGTATACACGATCCTACCAGTTAGCGGGCTTAGCATTTTCAAGAACGACTCTTAGTGACGTACGCGTCACAAACATAAATGTCACATACATCAACGTCACACTAAGTAGAACCAGTATTAACAAGAACCATTAATAACTAGATAAAACATTACCGCTTCGGTTAAATTCGCTTCGCTCATTGAACCTCGCGGAGCAGTTGATTATAAAAAATATCTGACGCGCACAGAGATATATCATTGATAGATTTTCTTCGCGTCAAAAGAATATGTAAGCATATTCGAAGAAGGCAACGCAACCGGCCGCAGCGCCGCGAACTCACGAATTGAAACGGAGGCCCCACGATGACAACGCATTATCCCGACAATCCGCTGCTTGGCCCGCTAAGCCGCGCGGAGTTCTTAACGAACAATATACGCCTGGTGCGCGCAGTAGCCAAACGGCTGACTCCGCAATGGTCCGCCGCGAGCCTCGAACAGGAAGACGTCGTCAGCGAAGGCACTATCGGACTTATCCTCGCGTATAACCGGTACGACGATCCCGCAATCGAATTTTCAACGTTCGCCTATCGCTACATCAGCGGCTACATCCGCAATATGTGTCGCAGGCGGGCCGGTAATTTTCGGTTACCTCGGGCCGTGTATGCCGCGATGGTCGCCATTCTGCGCAATGACCTCGATATGCAACCGGCCGCCAAAGTCGCGGAGGCTCTCGGTATTCGCGTAGACATCGCACAAGACGCTTTACTCGCCGCGCATATCCGCCATACCGCATCGCTTGACTATAAGCCGGACTATGACGATGACGACGGGCTGGCCCCGATAGAGCCCGGTAGGCCCGACGACCTGACCAGCGCGGAGGTCCACGAGTTTACCGCTAACCTCACGCCGGAGCAATGCCGGGTCGTCCGGATGCTTACCGACGGGCTAACGCAAAGTGACGTCGCCAGAACGCTAGGAACAACGCGCCAGGCCATCCAAGGCACTTTACAACGCGTCCGGGCGCGATATGAAAAATACGAGGAGGTATCCGCATGATTAACATTTCATTAACGCCAGATTTTCGCCTGACTACCGACGGAACGCAATTTATCGTAAAGGAGCGGCGGCTGGTCGATCCCACGTTGGCCCCGAACTGGAAGGCGCGGATTGCGAAGGACCCTACGATTGATCCGACGCCGCGCGAAGTATGGGAGGACGCCGGCTACTACGGATATACACCGGCCGGACTTACGGCTGCTCTCGATAGCGTGCGCATTAAGGCGGCGGCCCGGGGAGACGCGGAAACGCTCGCGGAATTTATGGCGCAGCTGGCCGAAGAGTCCGAGCGTATAGTCGCGGCGTTATCATCGGGCGCTTTACGTGATTTTGACGTCAAACTAGCCTCGTAATGTTGCGGGGAGGGTATTCGGTAGGGCTGCGCAAGTGGGCGCTAATTTAACGGAAAAGGAGCGGGAAAATGGTACGAGTAGGTAAGCAGTTACCGCCGGGAACATACGTTATATACGTCGGCACGCGAATAATGGACGTTGTATATTCGGGATCGAGGCAATTGGCGCATGAGTGGGCGCAGCAGGAATACGGAGAAGGTGCATACGTATTCGAAAACGTTCAGGCGCGCGATATTACGTGGGAGGTGTAATGGATGGAGGATTATCGCGGATATCTCGTAAGGGTTGATCACAAGAAGGCGTTCCGTTGTCTTTCGCAGGATTTTATTAACGGCAAGTTATATCTTCGTCTGCCCGACGCATTGGCGGAATTAGACTGCGGATACTGCACGGAGCCGTCGTTTGAGATTGACGCTTGGCGTTGCGAGCGTATCGAGAAGGAAGACGAGGCGGCTGCGATACTTGCGGCATCACTTGCGTATGAGGAGGCGTCGGAATGACACGCGACGAAATCATCGCAAAATGGGACGGAATGACGTCGCGAGAACGTGACGATTGGGTTGCACGCGACGTTATGGGTTGGCGTAGAGTGTCTCGGCCGGGCGCAGGAGGCGGCTATATCGGATGGGAAGACGCGGACGGCCGCATCGTTGCGATTGAGTCCGACTGTACACTTTCGTCCGGACCGCAAGACTGGTTCCGGCCGTCGGAGGATATTCGCTGGGCGTGGGCGGTACTCACACATAACGGAGTATACGGTGAAGTTTCGTACATGGGCGACATGTGTCGGGCGGAGGTTTGGGCGCGCTGGAATCCGGAAACCGGCGTAGGAGAGCACGAATATGCCGTGTCCGAGTCGGAGACAGAAGCGATATGTCTCGCGACGATTATTGCCGCCCTTAAATCGGACGGAGGTTCGACGAAATTGACGAAGGGCGTGTGATTTTGCACAACTTTCGTATAAATATATGAGGGGTGATTTTTTGAAATTCGAAACGGTTGACGATATTCTCGAATACTACGGAAAGGGTGGGCGTGAGTGATGACTCCGGACTATTCCCGTCATTTTACCGTCCTAATAGGCGACGTTGACGCGCCGGAATGTTGCACTACCCTCCGGACGGACGAGCGCTATATTCCACGGATTTTACGCGATATTGGCGCGGTGGAATCGACAGGCGAGGTCCGGCGCAACCGGCCGGATTTGATGCGAGAGGTCGGCGGCAACGAACGTATCCGGATCGGACGGAAGGTTATCGACGTATTTGTCCGGTGAGTGGCCGGTTGTTGTCCGTATTAGGGAACGTATGTTCGCGTAGCATAATAATCAAACGCGAACGGTGTCGAATGGGGGCGAAAATGAAAAAGTAAGAAAAACGAAGAATCGGAGAGATTTAAAGAGATAAACAATTTTAAGGGCGGTTATCGCTCTGTTCTGATTAGTTCCAGTTAACTACCTTTAAAGTCCCTAAAAGTTCCAGTGAGTTCCGGTAAGTTCCGATTTGTACGGGTTAATCTGGCTGTCAAATGCGCCATGAAAAGTAGGAAATCGCCGAATATGGCGTTTTACCAATGTGAAACTTTCAAATTATAATCGGAGGTGTCAGCGGTATGACAACGGAAACGAAACGGGACCTTACGGCGGACTTGGCGCTGTGTGAGGCTGTTCCGGAGGTTTATTACGATGAAGGCGGCGGCTATACCTCGCTTCCGCTATCGGAAGAGTCTACGCAATTTTTCGAACAAGCTTCGGAAGGATGGCCGTATGCGATCCGTCGGGCAATCGCGGCCGAGAAAAAGTGGGCTAAACTTCGGGAGGTCGTCGTTACTAATGCTACCGGTGGTGGTGGCGAGGACATCAACGATTATGACATCATGCTAAACGTTATGGACGAGATCGAAGCGGAGGTGACCGAAGATGGCGCGGCCTAAGATCACCGCAGAACAGCGGGCTGACTGGCGGAACTTGCCGCTCGAACACTGGAATGTCCGAACGATACACCGCATGGTTGAGGATTTAAACGCGGAAAAGTTCGGCGTTGAGAAATACGTACCTTTACGCGGATGGGGTTTCGAACAGGGCGCAATCAAGCGGGCCCTTACGGAATACGGTGCGGCGGCCCTGCGCGAAACTATCGAACGAGCCTTCGCGGAGTACCGGCCGACAGCGCAGTACCCGCAGCTTACCGCCGGTTTTCTGATTGCGTATATGTTGCCGCGGATTATGCCGCAGGTGCTAGCGGAGGAGAAGCGCCGGAACCGGGTGGAGGAAACCACGACTGATGCGATGAGTGCGGAGGAAATGGCAGGTTGGTTATAGATATCCACACATCGTTCTCCCCTACCACTAAACTAAGGTAAAATAATAAAATTAGTATCCAGGATCGGCCTATTAGAAAAATTTAATAATGTAATTAGAAATGAGAAAATTGCACCGGGCACATCGATAAACGGTATTATTTTAACAACTATAATTACATTTCCCTAATAATGGGATTTTAAATATCATATTTTCAATCAGAAATCAAGAACAAAATTTTCGCAAAATCTTTGTCTGGAAACTGATGATTTCTTCCGCTACTCTTAATTCAGGAAGAAAAAGGACAATCCTATACACCATAGAAACGCGTTTGTCAACCGCAATTCGTAGGTATCGAACTTGTATAGACGGCCGAACAGGTAAGGGGTAGACTTATTTACAAAGGAGGAACGCAATGAATCACGCAGACAACTGCATATTATCCGCACATTGCACGCTGGCCGGCGGAGAGAAGTGCAACGTAATCTGCCCGTCATATGTCGCGTGCCATGGTGCGGACGGCCTCGGCGGTAGGATCGGCGCGGCTGGCGTACCGGCGGAGTACAGGCGGCTTACTCTCGCAAACAGTCCGGCGCGCAAGGACCAGGAGGCGGCGTACAAAATCGCAGAGGCATACGTCGGGACTTTTACACGGCAATTCGATACCGCGCCAACGGAACGAATTAAGTCGCTGTATCTCTTTAGCTTCGCTCCCGGCACCGGCAAGACAACGACAGCAGCCGCGCTCATAAACGAGTGGATCATACGCCACTATATCGGAACGATTCAACGGAACGGGCAACCGCTGAATCTTCCGGCCTACTTTCTCGATGTGAACGCCTGGCAGACGGACTATAGCGCGTTCAACCGGCCACGGGTGCCGGACCATATCGCAGAGCCGGCGGCAGCGCGTTATTACCGGGCACTTACCGGAGCTCAATCCGCACCATTTGCGGTGTTGGACGACATCGGCGTACGGGACGCTTCGGAAGCATTTCGAGCAGACCTACATGCGATTATCAACGCGCGCGTAACGGAAGGGCTTCCGACCGTTTATACGAGTAATGTTCCGATCGATGATCTTGCACAAGTATTCGACCGTCGGCTGGCGGATCGTGTGCGGGATATGTGCGGTGTGGTTCCGTTCGTTGGTGAATCAAAACGCGGATTGCGAAAAACTGCGTAAGAATTAGAAAATGGGCGTAATTTAAAGATTGAATTAAATTAAGTGACAAGGAACGGTGTATACATTCTTTTATTAGAAATCCAGTTTCAGCTCTATTTTTGTATACATTCTCCGGACCCCATGGGCCTAGGTCGTACGACTGTACGTACACCAGATCGCTAACTCGGTCCAAGGCTTGGGTAGTATACAATGGGTAGTATACAAAAAACGTAAATTAATTATGGATTTATTGATATTACCCAGCAAAGTGTATACGAATTGGCAGTTGTCGACTTAATTTAAATAGTGGTGGAGTTTTACAAAAATCGGCCAATTTGAACTTTGATCACTATAAGAGAGACACATATAATCGGGGGTGACATGTGATGCCAGTATACGGCGAACAATTTATATCTAAGACAATCGACGCCGGCGACATATCCGCGTTAACCAAATATGGAATCACGCGCGAGGACTTCGAAACGAAGGGAGAGCGCCAGGCCTTCGATTTCGTCACTAACTACGCGAAGGAAAACGGCGGCCGCGCCCCATCCTACGCAACACTAACCGCAGAGTGTCCGGACATAACGTATATCCCGGGCGTGACAGATTCGTTTGAGTATTTGGCGGGCGAGCTTAAAGCCGCAGCGGCCAAACGCGAGGTCCTGCGCCGTATAAATGGATACACAGACGATGAGAGTGGAAAAAAGGTACCGTCGGAACTCGCGGAGAAATTCGCACAACTTGCGCCGGCCGACTTCGGAAGGTACCTCCGCGAACTCGGCGAGAGTATCGAGGTTAAAGCGATGGTCAAGCGGGATATCGGCGTGTCCCTTATGGAGCTCGCGGGTGCGTTTAAGGCGGAATATCAAAAGCGAAAGGCCGGCGAGTCGTATACATTATGGAAAACGCCGTTCGAGACGCTTAATGCGGAAATCGGTGGGCTCTATTCGGGTGACGCGTATGGCATACTTGCAGAATCGGGACGCGGCAAGACGTATTTGTCCGAGGTATTTGTGGACGAGTTGCTGCGGCAAGGGGCGGTCGTGCTCGTAAAATCCTACGAAGTCAAGTGGTATTCGTGGCTATCGCGGCTCATATCGATCGCCACCGCAAGGGACGGCGCTGTTAAAGCGGACGGACTCGGGGACGTCGGCCTGCCGAATAAGGCGTTGCTCGCCGGCAAGATGGACGCGGAACTGGAACCGTTCATGCTCGAAACAGTAGCGCGGCTTAACGAATACTATCCGGGTGAATTGATCCTGCAGGCGAAGGGCGACGCGAACCTGACGCGCTCCCTGGACGAGTTAGACCGCGAACTGCACATGCGCCCGGACATCGACGTCGTGGTGATCGATCCTTTTTACGGCTTGTCCGACGTCTACGGCCGGAATGCGAACAAGACGGCCGGCGGCGCTGCGGAAATGGCGGCCCGGCGCTTGGAAACGATTATCGGCGCGCATGATGTCGTCGGGATATTTACGATCCAGGCGCATACCGAGCGGCAGGAAACGGAAGAAGGCGAGCATCGTGCGGTTAAGCTGCCGAAACGTGACCGAGTGAAGACAACGACGGCCGTACTCGAAATCGCGACGAATCTATTTTCGTTCGACTCTGCGAATGGGAATGGTGCGCTCGGGCTGGCGAAAGGGCGTAACGGTGGTGAGGGACTTGTGATCGAGCTCGTGGCGCTGATGGATTACGGTGTGCTGCGGGAGTTGCCGAAAGGCGCGGAGATTGCGGGGCAGTTTGCGAGCGGGTTTTAATTTCCAAATCCTTCTTTACAACTGAACCAAAAGGAGGTATTATAATTATGAACCAAAAATTGATTCAAGGAAGTGGTTGAGTGAAAGCTAGTAATTTTTCCAAAATAATTGAAAGTATGGTCAGTAAACCGACTACACCAGACTCCATATTAAACAAGACCGTAAGATTCTCAATATCCCTCACCAACTTACAAAATAGGAGGCTTGAGATACTTACGAATAAACTAAACGTATCAAAGCAGGAGTTTATTCAGGGAGTGGTTGAGGCAGCAATGAGAGACGTGGAGGAGTCATTAAGGCTAATTGATGGTGGATACGAAAACCAGTTAGGGCAACGTGTCAGCGATTATAAAACAAGCTATGTAAGGGAAATTATTGAGTCACTAGGGATTTCCGAGGAAGAATGGTGGGACCTTCTGGAAGAAAATCGATAAGGGGTGTTGCTTTGTTGGAAACTTTGTTCGCGGAAATCGAGCGTTACCCATGGCGCAACCTGCGCCCCTATACCGGAAAGCTCGAAGCCAGCTCGCCTTTTCGCCCCGGAGACGACCGACCATCCTTCCGCGTCATAACGAACCCAGACGACCCGGCTTTCGGTTGCTGGGTAGATAGCGGCGCAACCGATCCGAACCGTCGGCGCGGCGGCCCCGTTCAACTACTTGCCTTGTTACGCGGCATCTCCGAATCAGAAGCACGAAGGCTACTTACGGATAATGAGCGCGACGGCCCGGCGGACTACATAACGCTTCACCTACGAGAGCCCACCGCCAAGGCCCCCGCACGACCAAAGCTTGCTGACTCGCTACTCGACACATACGCAACGCATCATTCCGATTACCTTACGGGGCGCGGAATAAGTCCGGAGGTTCAGGCGCTATTCCGAACGGGATACGATCCGCAGAGCCGCGCCGTGACAATTCCGTGGTTCGACGCTGCCGGCCGACTGCTGACGGTAAAGTATCGGACAACTTACGCGAAAAGGTTTTGGTTCCACGCAGAAGGAACGCAGGTCCGCAATTTAATTTACGGAATCGACGTCATTCATCGTCGCCGAATAAAACGGGCCGTTGCGGTCGAGGCCGAAATCGATGCGCTTTATCTCTGGACGATCGGAGTGCCTGCGATTGCGACCGGTGGGGCGGCGTTTAACGAAAAAAAACGCGACCTCATACTGCGGAGTCCTATCGAAACGCTTGTACTTTTGCGAGATAATGACGCGGCCGGACGAGCCTGGCGCAATGAGATTGCGGAGAGCTTGCGGGATCGGATGCGGTTAGAGATTGCGCTAGTGCCCCACGGGTTTAAGGACCCGACCGAGGCGAGAATGATAGAGTTGGGAAAAACGAGGGAAATTTATAGGCCATTGGTAAATTTTATGATGACAGCGTAGAACCAAAGGCGTATAATGTCGATAGTTGGCGTTTTGGCAACTGGACCGCAAGGCAAACCCTTAGATTTGCCCTCGCTGCCCTCAAGACTCAACCCGTCTTAATAACTTCGTATAGATCACTTGGACTATACCGCTTGCCGGTTCGCTCGTAGATGGTCTCTGTGATGATTATCGAGTTAAGATACGAGATTGTGCGCGATCCCTTAACGTACTTCGAAAGAGTCGTTTTGTCGATCTCCGTGTAGTCGGAAAGGTCTTTCTGTGACCAGCCAATCTCGTGCAGGATAGTATCGAGGTAACAGCGGCCGAGTTGATAACCCATATTGCCGCCTCCAGATAAAGTCTATCACAAATAATATTAACAAAATTTCATCTGGAATTGTGCGAAAGTTTATCCATCGGCAACAAAGTCAGTGTAAGAGAGATTTAATATAAGGAGTTGACGTTTTTGAGTATTGAACAACTTAATAGTTTGCACGCAGCTTATCGAGCCGAGCGGACAGCGGACGCATTCAATCGGATGTACCGTCTCGCGGAGTCGATGTTCGGTAGGATGCACCGGGATTCCCTAATAAGCAGAGGCTGTCGTGATGAGCACAGCGCCCAGGAGACGTTTGATAACGCGATATGGGAATTGTCAGAAAGGGACGACCTAGTGAACTTCGCTACGACGTTATCGTCCGCGTTGCTACGGAAGCGACTAATGGTTTTCCGAGGTAACGGCCGACGACGAAAAAGAATCCCGGGCTCGCTCGATGAGACGGTCGCTAATGAATCCGGTGAGTACTCGCCAAAGTACCCCACACCGGAGGAGCCGTCTGCCGAAGAGGTTGCGATGCCAAACTTATGCAGAAAAAAAGAAGACGACCAGCGCCAACTGATCGACTTCTTGAAACATTCGGGAAAACCCGACGCCACGACGACAGCCATCGTCGAAGCATTTCTTTTTGCGCCACCCAGCGCTTCGGATACCGCGATAGCCGAATCGATCGGTATCCATCATGAGACAGCTAAACGCAAGCTTCGGAAGTTAGCTCGCCAATACGACGCCAATCGTTTTGGAGATGTTTCCGATTACTTAGCGGTCTAACTGCGTTGATAAGAACGGTCTTTCGGGCATGAATGCCGTTCTTATCTTCAATTTTAGTATATCACAGTCGTCAAGTCATCAAGAATAGCCATAAAAGACTAAAAATTACTTATGTATAGCATAACCTAAATCTTTCCATTTCAAACACTTACGATATCAATATTACGAAAAAATTGGCGGATTGTCAACGCTTATTTAAGTACGCCCAAAAACGACTATACGGAGGTATCCGATATGAATAGTTTACGCAAGTCCACGAAAAAGGTTTCACGCAAATCTGTTCCGCAGCTCGACGCGTTCCTTCTATATAATGGCGCGTACGAACCATACGAAGACCCGGCGGATTACATCAATCCCCGCGTATTGAAAGGCGGTCGGATCGCATGAGCACGAACCCAACGCAGAGATGGCGCTTAACCGCGCACGCCCTTCGCCGAATCACCGAGAGGTTCGGCGTCGATAAGGCGCAGGCCACAAGCTGGGCGAATCAGCACATGGCCGCCGCGGAATACGTATGTAATTCGTTGGCTGACGATGGCACTTACGGCCGAATGTTCGCCAAAGCCGGAATAATTATCATCGCGGATTTGATCGATAGCGCGATTCTAACCGTGATGAAGGCGGAGATTCCGGCACCGGCCGTGTCTGCAGTTGCCGCCGCAGTTGGCCGCGAGGTAAAACGCAAAGAAGTCGCGGTATTGAAGGCGGAAGTCGAAGCGCTGGCGAAACGCGCCCCACTCGAACAGGAGGCGGCCGCCCTTCGCCTGGCGATCGCAAAGGCCCGGACTGAATCGCGCCGTAATGCGTTGACCGCGCGAATGAACGCAGTCGAGCTGCAGATTCGTGAGATTAACGCCGGGATCACGAAAGAGAAACGTGAATTGACGCTGCTTGCGCAAGGATACGCAGCGATCGTATAAAAGCCGATTCCTGCGTCGGCCGTGTTGCGGTAACTTTCCGGTTGCTGCGACATATCGGGCGTAGGAGCCGCGCATTATCGGGAGTATACCTTCTCGACGCGTAAAAGTAGCGTTTATCTTACGGTTGTGTCCGCCTCATGCGTGGGGCGACTGTAATCGGCTTAATCGCCGTCCGTATGTGCTACGCCTAAGAGTAAGCCGCAAGTGTGCGCAGGGCCCGCGTACATGCGCGCAATCCTATGTCCGAAAATTTGCGCATCATTGCGATCCGCGAGAGCGGCCGCGGATTCCACGCCGTACGGAAACGACCGCCGCTCGCAAAAATCGAAGAAAAGGAACGTGATCGAATGTCTATTTTTACGAAAATGGGCGCAGAAGCAGCCGCAGCAAGTACGGACAATGGCAGCGCGAAGGATAGTCCGATCGTATCATTCAAGTCCGGCAGCACGTATAAGGTCGGCGTCAAGTCGATTAACGATGTCGCGGAGTACTTCGGCTACGGCATGTTCGGCAAAGTTAACACGTTCGTTCCTAAGAATCCGCCCGTACGTAACGCAAAGGGATTCGTTCAGAGCGGCCATTCCGTATGGGACAAGGCGGCCGACCTTCTTTACGCGGAAGCAAACGCAGCTAAAGAAGCGGGCGCGAGCGAAGAGGACGTCAAGAAAATTACGGACGAGGCGTATCTGTACAAAGGTAAGAAACGTTATCTTCGCGCGTTCTACGATCTGACGTCCGGCCGGGATATCGTAGTCGACCTGAGTCCGAAGCAGGAGGCTACGCTCAAATCCGCGATTGAAGATAATATCGACGACCTCGACGTAATCGCGTTCAAACTTTCGAAAAAGGGCGCAGGAACTAACGCAGTCGTTTCGCTCAATGCCATCGTTAAGCCTGAACGTGACCTAACGGAAGAGGAGCGCGCCAACTTCGCCAAGATCGGGGAGCAGCCGTTCGACCTCGCGAACTTCGAAACGTGCCTGTACGTAGCCGACGAAGAGGAGCAAACGAAGAACCTGGTCATCGCTGGATTCGATATTTCGCGCCTTGGCCTGTCGATCGGGGCCGCAGCGGGCACTCCGTCCGACGCAGATGCGCCGCCGGCAGACGAAGACCCAACGCTCAATTTCTAGTCGCGTACCAACGCAACAATGACGTCGGCCAGTGCGCAGGTTGCCGCTGGCTGGCGATCCCCACACGAAAGAGAGGCGCATCTATGGCGCACATTACTGAAATTGTCGGGCAAGTATCGGAGCAAGTCGCACGAACGGCGCTCGTATGCGCAGGCTGGACCGTAGCCAAGACGGAGACGCGCGAATCGTTCGACATTGTGGCGCGCGATCCGGTAAGCCGCGAGTGGAAAACGTTTCAGGTCAAGACGATTAAGCTGCGGTCTGACCGACGGAACGAGATGGTCGTTTATGCCCGCAAAGGCAACGGAGAAGCCTACTCGCAGCCCGAAGCTGACTATTTTATTGGCGTATTGGGCGCAAAAGGCGACGAAGCCCCTCGGGTATGGGTCTTCGAGAATACCGGGCAGGCGGAGTACTGGGCGACCGAGGCGAGCGCGGAAAAACGCTGGGTCGAGCTACCGCTTAGTATTCAGCGCGAGATGTATACGGAGCAGACTGCGGCCGGACCGGTTGAGCTCGCGGCCTAACGGAGAAAACGGAGCGTAAGGCGGGCGACAGCGTATATGGCGCGGCCCGAACGAGAGGAGAACGTATAAATGGCGAAATTGAATGTAGAAATCGAAATCGAAGGCGTTAAATACCGGAAGGTTGACCGGAAAGCCGCGGTCGGTGACGTGCTCAAGATTACGGATAATGACGATTATGATTACGTTATTGAAGGCGCATTTTACGAGGTAACTCGCGTAGACGGTGCGGGCGATCCGCATTTTGAAGACGAGGACGGCGACGATTTTGACGGCGGGAAAGTAGAATACGAAGTCTACGAAAAAATCGAAGAATCTGCGCAGCCCGCGAAGCCGAAGCGCTTGACCGTCGGGGACTATGCGAAGGTTGTCGGGCCAAACGATAATGACCATGCTTACGAGATCGGTTCGGTTATCAAAATCGTAGAAGGGCCGGAAGATCGTGGCAACAGGATTCTATATGTAGGGGAGCGTGCGGACGGAACACGCGGCAACTACTTACGGTCGTACCACCTGCAGCCGGCAACCGAGGCGGAGTTCCTGGCGCAAGTTCGATTTAAAGTCGGGGATTGCGTAAAAGTGGTTGACGCGGACGGTGCAAAAAGTATCGCGGAGGTCGGCGATATTGGCGAAGTTATTAACGACAATTGGGGCGGGGGCTCATTCGGTTCTAATACGATAATCGACGTTAAAACGCTGGACGGCCGTAAATACGGAATGTTCGTGCATCGTTTCGTCCGCGCCACGGAAGCCGAAGTCGCTGCTGCCAAAGAAGCGCTCGATCCACGCAACCAGTTCGCGAAAGGCGATAAGGTTCGGCTGATTAACGGAGGCGGAGAGCATCCATTGCTCGGGCTCAAGACCGGTAAAATCTATACGGTATCCGACCCGAAGACTTCGTACCACTCCGGAGAGCGTGTTGAAATCGCAGGTGACGACCACGAGGTGGGCTACGCCAAACCGGAGCAACTCGAAAAACTCAGCGCAGAGGAAGCCGCGGAGATTGAGAAATGGGCGGCAATCGGGCGGAAAGTCGGCGAAATTAGGGCCGGAGATATCGTACAAACGTACAAGGATGAGTATGGACACCCGGTAGGAACCGTCGGAGAGGCGGCCGCAAGCGGGAACGTAAGTAGCATCCCCGTCAAAGTAGCAGGGAAGCTGAAGTATCACCATCATGTAAACCTCATCGTCCCGGTCGAACAGCGCTTCGATCGCGAACAGGCCGCTGCCTAATTACGCAGGAGGTGACGCATCTTGGACGTTAAATTAACGCTCAACTTACGCTCGCCGACCGACGCCGCAGACGCTGCCGATCGCGTTAAGGACGCAGCCAAACGCAAGAAGGCCGCAGAGGAAACGCAGGCCGAAGCGATCGAACGAATCAGCCGCATGAGTCTTACGGATCGCGAGCGCCAACTCGTCGAAATCGTAAAGGAGACGGAAGCAACGGGCAAGCTTCTGTCTCTCCGCTCCGGCGGAAAGGCGCGCGAAAGCGGAGCCGTAACAAAGGCGGACGTCATCGCGGCAGGCGAGCGGTTGCTTGCGGAACGCGAGCGCCAGGAACGCGCGGAAAGAGTTGCGGAGACGTTGCGGACGAAGCCGGCGAACTTCTACATAATTACGGACGACTCCGCGCTTCCTGCGTTTGTGGAACGGTTACGCGAGGAATGTCGGCGGCAGATGCGAGAATGGCCGGACCGGTGGGTGAAACTCGGCGTAAAATCAATGACCGCGAATGACTTCGAGGGTACCGGCGTCGATACGTATATTGACGTTTCGATCGGATATTCCGTATGGCTACCGCTGCTTAACGAAGGTTATTACCTTCCGTACGGCCACGTAGACATGCGCGGCGAGCCGGGATTTGAGTTCCTGGACGATACCAATGCGCATAAGGCGGGCGACAAGCAACTCACGCGGTCGAAAGTGCTGGCGGCAATCTCGCCGTACCTTTCGCAACCGGCGCACGGCAAGTCGTTCCACATGGGGTCGGCGCGGTATGACCTTCACGTTGCGATCAAGGACGGATACGAGATCCGCGGATGCGTATGGGACTCGCTCGACGCGATGAACTTGCTTAATGAGCACGAAGAAGCGTACGGCTTGAAGCCGCTTGTCGCGAAGTACGGCCGCCATTTCGGCATCGAGGGTCCCGTCTTTACATTCGAAGACATGTTCGGCAACCGTTCGCCGGCACCGTTCAGCGTCGAGTTGGTCGGAATCTACGCGATCAAGGACGTACTTTACGGATGGAAGCTGACGAAATGGCAATTTGAGCAAATGAAGCGTGCGGCCTCGGCAGATGGTTCCGGCAAGCTACTCGAATGCTACGCGCTTATTGACTCGAAGTTACCGGAGACCGACGTATTCCTGGCGCGGTGCGGATTCTGCGTAGACCTCGAAGGGCTGGCGCAACTCGAAGCGGAGTTTAAACCGTTGCTCGAACAGGCAAGGGCCGACGTAATGACCGCATACAACATCGACGCGGAGTTTGTGCGGATAATGGACCGAACTCTAAACGCGACAAAGATCGCGGACTGGTGCGAGAAGCAGCGCCGGCGGATCGAAAGGAACGCGGAAGCCCAGGCGAAGCAACGCGCGATCATTGCGGAATGCGAGGCGGCCGGCAAAACTACGCTCAAGAAGTATACGAATGCGGTCGCGCGATTGGCCGAGCTCGAAGCGGAGGCCATGAATCTAGCGCCGGCCACCGAGGGTCATGCGCCCTTGTTTACGCAAGAATTTTCGATCACGAACGGGAACCACCTGGCGTATTTGATTTACGATCATCTCGGGATACGCGATAGGACTTCGCAATTCAAGCGTGGCAAGTCGCGGAGTACAGCCGCCGAAATCCTTACGGTTTACTACGACGAGGAAGAGGCGCTCAAACCGCTTGCGACCGTGGCCGCGTACGAAAAACTCCTCAACACGTACGTTTCGAAGATTCCGCACGCGCTCGAAGTGGACGGGCGGATTCATTCGGAGTTCAAGGCGGGCGGTACGGCAACCGGGAGGTATAGTTCGTCGGGATACAGCGGCCGTCCAATCGATATATTACGCGAATTTGAAACGGAGGAATGTGTATGAAAAAAACACTCTTCGGGATAGCAGCGCTGCTGTTACTGATTGGGCTTACCGCTTGCGGTGAGAATACAGAAAGAGTTAAAGAAAAAGCGTCGTCAAATTCACGATTTGAGTTTGTAAGTAGGGACTTTATAGATACAACAACCACGATAACAACAGTAAGAGACAAAGAGACGGGAATTTATTACGCAGCACTGAGTTCTGCCGCGACTTCGAACGGTGTAGGGGGCCTGTCTCCAATTTACGATAAGGACGGTAATCCATTTGGTCGCAATAACTGATGCCAACTACCACGCAATCGTCCGCAAGCTTATCGCCGACAGTCGAAAAGTCCAACGCGGATTGAACGCCCAGAACCTTCCGTCAAAGGGCGCAGGGAACCGCGTCCGCAACCAAATTGTTCCGCGGCCGGGCTTTACGTTCGTCGGCGCAGACCTCGGCCAGATTGAGCCGCGTATCATGTCGCACATCATGTACACGAAGTACGGCGATAATTCTATGCGCCAGATCTTCGTCGATGGCGTTGACCTTTATACGACGATGGCGATGATGACGTTCGGCCTGGCGGAAGAGTATTGCGTCGACAAGGCGTACGATCCGACGCACACATTTCAGCCGCGGAAGATGATGAAAACCGGCCAGCTCGCGGTATCTTACGACCAGTCACCGAAATCGTTCGCGAAGAAAATGAACGTGACGGAAGACGTCGCGCACATGTTTTTCGAGAACTTCGACCGCACGTTCCCGTCGTTTAAGACGATGGTCGCGGACATTCGAGAGTACATGAGGCAACACGGATATGTCGAGACGCTGTTTGGCAGGAAGCGCCGGTTTCCGGATTACAAGGCGACGGCCGCCGCGCAAGCCAAGAACGAGCAGCGGTTGATCCGGCTCTATACCGAGCGGAAGGCGCTGCGGAACAAAACGAAGCTGTCTCCGGCCGACGAACGCAAGCTGCTCGCGATTCAAGACGAAATCGACGTATTGGCGGAGAAACGCGGCCTCGTCGGCTATTGGGAACGCGCGGCATTTAACGCCGTCATTCAAGGGACTGGCGCGGACATTTTGAAGCGGATCGGCATTCGTATCGCGCAAATCTGCCGGGAACGCGGCTGGGAGTTTAACGCGTCCATTCACGATGAAATCATCGTCAGCATTCCGGACGAGCAGGTGTCACCGGAGACGATCGCGCTGATTTACGATGTGATGACGAAAACGACGGAGTTGAGCGTTCCGCTTACAACAGACGTCGTCATCCAAAAACGCTGGATGATGGAATACGCTCCGGACGAATGGGATTACGCGAATAACCGGCCGCTGCCGGAGTTTGCGAATAAATACGGGGAGGCGGCGTAATTGGAACAGCGGAAATACGCGGATATTTTACGAATGGGGCACCGCGAAACAGTCGGCGCTGTAAAGGAAGGCGACTATATCACTGTTTACGAGAAACTGGACGGAGCTAATGCATCGTTGGAGGAGCCGGCGGAAGTTCTGGCCTTTTCACGCAATACGCGCCTCTCTCCGGAAAATAATCTTCGCGGGTTTTACGAGTGGACGCGACAAATCGACCCGAGCCGCCTTTTGCCTAACGTAATCTACTACGGCGAGTGGCTGGTTAACATAAAGTCGATTATGGGGCGCACGCAAACGGGTTCTATCTGTTCGATATCTACGACGAGATCGAGGATTCGTACGCGCCCACCGACTTTGTCATCGCGGAGGCTGCCCGTTTGGGCTTGATGGTCGCGCCGGTTCTTTACTCCGGGCCGTACCATTCGTTCGAACATTTACAGACGCTCGTCGGTCGGTCGGCTTTCGCCACGCAGGCGGACGGAGGCGAAGGCATCGTCGTAAAGAATGTCGCGTACCGTGACCGCTTCGGCAAGCAGACGTTCGTTAAGTTGGTATCGGAAGGGTTCCGCGAAGTGCAGCCGCAAAAAGCCCCGCGCGATCCGAACGCACCGGAGTCCCCGGAAGCTTCGTTCGTCAAAACGTTCATGACGCGGGGGCGGGTTGATAAACTGCTACGGAAACTCGTTGATGAGGCGCTGATTCCGGAAGACTTCGGACTTGAGGATATGGGCGTCATTCTCCGCAATCTTGGCGGCCGCGTTTACGATGACCTTATAAAAGAGGAATCCGACTCACTTCCGGCCGGCTACGAGGAAAAGGCGATTAGGCAAGCAATTGGGAAGCGCCTGCCGACCGAAGTTAAGGCGATCATTAACGAAGAGGAGGCCGCATAAATGGAACGCGAAACCGCAGCGTACACCTGTCCGCAATGCCGACGCCAACTCCGCACACTTGCGGACGAATACGGTGATCACGGCTGTATCTGCGGATGGGAGCCGCGAACACTCGCCGATGACGTCCGCGAATACGTCGAGCGTTGCGTCGATGGCCGAGATATTCCGGACGCGTTCGATTTTTCGATGATATGGTATCCGCGCCATAAGAGCGTCCCCGGCCGCAAGATTCACGAATTAATAGCGAAGGAGATGGCGAAATATGAGCGTATCTGAAATCGTAACCGTCCTCGATATCGAAACGACCGGCCTTGACGCTACGACCGACCATATCACGGAAATCGCCGCAATCCGTGCGGAAATCATCGAAGGCATTCCCGGCCTTGCTTACCGAGAAATCGGACGGTTCCAAACGTTCGTTGCGTTGCCGCGCGGAGTCGAAATCGCGCCAGAAATCACGCAACTGACCGGGATTCGTGCGGAGGACTTGCGTGGGGCAGTAGCTGATTTCCGCGCGCTGATTGCGCTAAATGAGTTTGCACAGTGGTCCGTGATTGTCGCGCATAATGCTCCGTTTGACCTCTCGTTTATGCCGTCGCTTCGTATGCGGCGGGGGTTCGTCTGCACGCGTGCCCTCTCGCGCCTGGTCGATCCGGACGAAAGCGCCCGGCTGGCGGACTGCTGCGCCCGGTACGGAATCGACTTAACGGGCCATCACCGCGCAATGAATGACGCCGAGGCGACGCTGCAGCTTTACGCGATCTTGCGGCAAAAGGCGGAGAGCAGGAGCATCGAGTACCGTAACGTCGTGATTGATTCGGAGGAACGGCCGCTTAAATACGTGCCGCCTGGCGCGATTGTGCGGCGGATTGAGCGGAATAAAACGGAGGAGGCTGCGTAGGATGGGATATTACACGCATTACGAACTTGAAATGACGCCGGACTTACCGGAAGTGCGTGAGGCATTGGACGAAAGTGACTTTGCTTACGCGTTTGAAGACGATTGTAAGTGGTATGAGCACGAAGCTGAGATGATCGCATTTTCCGAACGTTTCCCAGACGTGCTTTTCAAACTTAGCGGCGAGGGAGAAGAAGCCGGGGACCTTTGGCGTAAGTACTTTAAAGCTGGAAAGATGCAAAATTGTCCTGCCGAGATTACGTATGAACCGTTTGATGAATCGAAATTGCGATAAGGAGGCTGCGTGAGTATGTCGATTAAAGTTAGCGTTGCGGACGTTGAGGATATGGCCTGCGAATGTTATAGCGGAGATTTGAAGGTCGTCGAGGTCGGCGATTGGATTTCCGAAGGTAAATACGAATCCTGCGAAGTCATCTTTACGGACGGCGAGCGTTATTATAGCGCGACAGCAATGCGCTCCGGTTCGTACTTCTCGGACTATTCGTATAACAGCGAGTGGGACGACGGGGACGCTGACGTTGTGGAAGTACGCAAGGTAACGAAGACAATCGAAGTTTGGGAGGCGGTTTAAATTACACAACTTATCGCAGATAAAATCGCGCAACAATTTACGCAATTCCTTAACAACTGGCACGCGGCCCCGGAAGTCTACGATGATACGCTCGACTCGCAAATCCATCACTGGTATAGCATGGTCTTATCGGACAAGTCGCGGAAAGTATGGCCGGCGCGGGGGCTGCCGTATTTCTCTCCGTCATCTGCCAACGCCGATCCGCGCAGCCTGTACGAGAAAATGCGCGGCGCGAAAAAGGACAACGAGGACCGGCCGGCATTTCAAGGGCGCTGGACTCGAATCGGAACCGCAATCGGCGATACGATTCAGCGCGATATTTTGTTCGCGGAACGCCACTACGCTCGGCATTACGGAGAGAATCCGGAATTTAGCTTCGTGCGGAACGATCACGGCGAGCCGATGTTTGAGGACTTCGCGAAGTTGAACAAAATCGTTGAGCATGCCGGAAAAGTCTTCGCGCTATACGGAACCTGCGACGGAATCATGCGCGTATTCGTTCCGGAACTCGGGCGGACCGTTCGCGTCGGTTTGGAGATCAAAAGCAAACAAACTACGTACTCGCAAACGTCCGAATACTCAACGCGCAAGGGACCGAAAGAGGACCACGTTAAGCAATGCGTCTGCTACTCGGTTATGTACGGAACTGACGCGGAACCGATCGACTATTACATTATCCTCTACGTCAACGCGTCGAAAAAGTCGTGGATGATGACGCCGGACGAGTTCGAAAAGAATCCGGACATTGCGGCGTTCGGCCTACACATTACGGACGAGATGCGCGCGGAAGTTCTCGACCATTTCGCCGGGATCGTTGCGGCGGCCGAAGCGGGCAAGCCTCCGAAACTCGATGTCGACAAGTGGACGTTCAACAATTTCAAAACGGCGTGTGCGCTGTCGCTGTCGCCGGACGAGCTCGCGGAAATAGAGCGCCACGTCTCGGCAATCCAACGGTCGAGCCTGCCGGACTGGAAGAAGCGCGGCCCGGCGGAAGCACTTGCGGACATCTACCGGATTCGCGCGGAAAGAGAAATTGCGAAGGAGGCCGCGTAGTATGGACGAGTTGATCGTATTTTGCGCGATGGGCAGTTTCGTCGAGGATGTTACCGGAAAGGATGTTACGGAAATCCTGCCGGCGGAAGTGATTACGAAGATAGATGAGTATGTTGACGGAGCGATCGCGCCGACTGCAGCGGAGAGCACCGATCGGCTACTCGCACTATTCGAACAAGCGACGGACCGGCTATTGACGAAGATCGACGGGGAGGCTGCGTAAATGAAATACGTAAATAAAACGGTAAACGGCGTTCTCTACATCGCACTGACTGGTGCAATCGGCCTCGGTTTTGGCTTCGTAACCGGCGCGCTGTTCGATTCGGATATCCCGTTTGTCGGCCGCGTGATCATCGGAATCCTTGCGCTCACTGCATTCCTCATCGGATACTCATCGGAAGGAGGCGGAGAGACTGACGACACGGACGAAGAAGACGAAGACGTCGCGGCCTAAGGCGCGATATGCCGGCCTCGACCTATCGCTAACATCTCCGGGATTTGCGGTCATCGACGTGATTGACCGCGTCCCTCGTCTCGTCGCGACGTCCGTAGTCAAAACGGATTCCGACGAAGAGCAGCCGCTGCGTTACGAAGTTATCGAGGCCCACGCGTTACTCTTTTTCCGCGAACATCGGCCGGACTCCGCAATCATACGCGAGATATGGCCGCCAAGCCGCAACTACGCGCAGAACGACAAGGTTCACGGCGCATGGTCGGCGGTGGATCGCGCGCTATCTCGCCTCGGCCTCGCAGTTGCGGACAACATTTCGCCTAAAACGGTAAAGAAAATCGTAACTGGCGATGGTAACGCGGATAAAGCTAAGGTTGCCGAGGCCGTGCGCAAGTGGCTGCGGCTGCCGGCTGACTATCAATTCCGGGCCGGATACGATGATAGCGATGCGCTCGCGGTGTGCCTGGCGTATTTGATTCGCGAAAACTTGATCGACGGGCCGGCGGAGGCGGGGGCGGCGTGATCATGCTGCCGGATAACGGGAATACCTGCGCCCATCTTATCGAAATGCAGCGCGCAGAGGTCGCAAGCCTCGAAAATAGCGTTGAGATTTATACGGGCCTTCTGGCGAAATATGAGCGGAAGCTTGCGGAGGCCCGGCGTCGGTTGGAAGCGACTGAAAACGTAATAGCGAGAGATTAACGGAGGGGCTGCGGCCTTCTCCGTTTTTTTTTTTTTCGCTAAAAATGTGCGGAATCGGGCGCGTCGGCAACATAGTCAGTGTAAGGCGCAACGACGCGCCGGAACGCCAAATAACCGAAGGAGGAACGCAATATGACACAGCAATATCGAGAGGTCAAACGCAAGGCCAACGTCGGGGAACGCATTAAGATCGTGGCGGCAGAACACACGCTAGGTCACTACGAAAATGGCGATGTGTTTACGGTCAAACGAACAGACATGGACGGTGATGTACGATTTATCGGGCGAAAGGGCCGCGAATTTCTGGCGTACCCACGCGAGTATGTCGTCCTCGAACCGGTTGAGTCCTCGCCAATTTCCGAGCTGCTCGCGCAATTTCTCCGCGAAAACGCCGCGGCCGTCCGGAAATACCTCGATGAGATCGCGCCGGTTGCGCCTGCCGATACGCAGCCCAACCCGTTAAGCCGCGCGGAGGAAAAGCCGAACCGAGCAACGGTTATCGCGAAGGCCAAGGCGGACGTTGCGAAGGTATCGGAAAGTATCGGCCGGGGACGTGGACGGCATTTGGGCGTAATGGGAGCAAATGGAATACGCAATATGAACGTTGAGTTTCACGTCAACCGCGAGAAACGCGCAGTAACCGCACTTCTCCGCGGTGTGTACAGCGGAACAATTTGGGCGAAAGCTACCGCAAAATGTGCGCCCGGCGACGTCTTCCACGCTGAAATCGGCAAGGCAATCGCGTTGTACAAAGCACTCGGCCTCCCGGTGCCGGACGAATACCTGAACGCGCCGCAACCGGACGAGCCGCGAGTGGGTGCGTTGGTGCAGGCTTTTGGTTACGGTGGAACAAAGTTTGATCCGCTGACTGTTCAGAAAATTTCGCGGGAATTTGGAAAGACGTTCTTGTATCGCAGTGTCGCGGATACGACATACATGCCGTATGAGCCGGACAAAACCGGCGACTACATTCTCGACGACACTGACGTTGATTACGGCGCGACCGGGGCGGAGGTGGCTGCGGCCTAATGGATGTGCTGAATACGTATGGTGGCGCGATTAACGGAGTGGCTCTGTTGATTGCGATTTTAGCCGGAATATTAGGGTCTTTTCTCTTTATCGGCGGAATGGTTGAGGACGAACCTGTCGCGGTACTCTTCGGTATTTTGCTCGGAGCTATTGCAATAGCTGCCGCCATACTTACGAACGAACCGGTCCGCCACGAAGTCACACTCCGGCCGGGCCATGTTATCGACGCGACGAAATACGAAGTTATCGAGCAGCGCGGCCAAATTTACGTAATTGAGGAGCGGGAGGGGGACAGTCGATGATCGTTAATATCAAACGCCTGCACCCGGATGCCGTCGTACCACGTTACGCAACGGAACTCGCGGCCGGCTTCGATCTTGTCGCGGTGGAAGACGTGATCATTGCGCCAGGCGAAACCGCACTCGTTCCGCTCGGCTTCGCGATTGAGATTCCGCCCGGCTACGAGCTGCAGATTCGGCCGCGATCCGGAATTAGCTGGAAAACGAAACTACGCGTATCCAACTCGCCGGGCACGGTGGACGGGGATTTTCGCGGAGAGGTCAAGGTGATAGTCGATAATATTGCGCAGCCGGTTATATGGGACATCGACTTCAACCAGCGAGAGGTCGAGTTCCTTAAAACGAAGATTGTGACGCAAATAGACGGAACCACCGCAAAACTTGACTGGATGCCGCGACTCGACGGGACGTACATCATCCGCAAAGGTGACCGCATCGCGCAGGGGGTTATGGCCGCAGTCGAGCGTGTAACCTTCGCAGTCGTCGACGAATTGAGTGAAACGGTGCGCAAGTCCGGCGGATTCGGACACACGGGAACACGGGCGGAAGGGGTGACCGCATAAATGACGCAATTCATCGCAGAACATCCGTTTATCTTCGCAATCCTCTGCGTGTTCGCGCTGATCACCGTATCAAACGTCGCGACTGCGTGGGCGAACGCTTGGGCCTCGCGTAAGTCTAACGAAAAGGGGGACGCAGAATGAGCGAAGAGAAACCGCAACTCGCCGAAGTCATCCCGTTCCCCTGCGCCGCGAACGAAATGGCGGTCGAACTCGCCGGACTTGCGGCTGATGCGTTGGCCGGGCGGATTACTGGCTACGTTATCGCAACGGTCGGGCCGGATCGCTTGAACGGCGCGATAGAATCCGGATGGAGCAACGTCGACCTTGCCGAGCGGACCGTGCTGGCGCAGCACCTGCAGTTTGACGTAATCGATTCGTATCTTGACGAAAAATTAAGCGAATAAATCGCGATAATGCGGAGGTGTTCGAATAAATGGCAAGTTTGAGCGGAGTAAAAGAGATCAACGACCGCGAGATTGAGTACGCTGGCGCACGGTATGTGAAGACGGAGGGGCCGGCGCAGCTTGGCGATATATTGCGGTGCGACGACGGTAATTGGCAGGATATCGAAATCAGAGCATTTTACGGCATAACTATCAGTAAAGGCGGCGTCGTAGGATTCTATGATGATGGCGGAGATGCGCGCGGTTTGGACGAGGATTATGACGAGCTTATGTACGTAGATTCCGATGATTTCACCGTATTCCGCCAGGTAGACACCGCGCCTCAAACGCCACAATCGCCGGCCGAAATCCGCGCAGCCATCGAACGAAAGCGCGCCGAGATCGCCGAGTTGGAGGCGCAGATCGCGATTAAGGTCGACGACTATGTGCGCGTGGTTGAGCGGACTTACAACGAGGAGCTAGTCGCTGGGGACATCGCGCAGGTTACGGTTGTCGACGACTCGCACGTTCCGTATAAACTACGTGCCATACTTGGCGATAAGGACGATTGGGCCCGCGAGAGTGACGTCGTCAAAATCACGCCAGCCGAAGCGAAAGCGGCGTTGATCGCGCAGATTGAGGAGGCGTTCGAGGAGGCGCAGACATCGGCGTAATAAACGCGGTGATCCTGGCGCTGGCGGTTGCGGTAACCGGAATGACGGAAGCAACGGGCAAGCTTCCGTCTAAACCGGAAACCTACGTCGTCACTGCGTACTCCGTCGGCGATGACTATACGCCGGGCCACGGGATCACTGCGTCAGGCAAGCCGGTGGAGGCCGGGGTAACCGTTGCGTGTCCACGGGAACTGCCGCTGGGTACGCGCGTTGAAATAGACGGCGTCGGCGAGCGGACGTGTACCGACCGAGGCGGAAAAATCAAGGGCAAGCGGCTCGACGTTTACATTCCGGACATTGTCGACGCGCTAGAGTTCGGAAAGCAAGAATTGAGCGTGCGCGTCTTACCGCCGCGTGAAGAGGCGGACTATTAATCGAAAAGGGAGCGGATTAAATGAAAATTCGGATTACGGGCGCGAAGAAAAACACGTATTGGTATGCGGGCAGGATTGGCGAAGTTTTTGAGGTCACGGGAGGCTCAACCGATTATTCCGGAGGAGTTCTCGTTCTCCACGACGGTAGTCGTGATCGTTTCGTGGTCCAACTTGGGGACTACGAGACCATTACCGAAGACTCCGCGCCAATCACCGTCCTCCCCGACGAATCGCTCGGCGGCATCAAGCGGGAATATCGCGAGGTTAAGCGGAAAGCTCGCGTAGGCGATACCGCGATCATTGTGGGAGACACGACATGTCACGGGCTCGCCACCGGAGATATCGTTACCGTTAAGCACGTCTACAAAGACGGTGGAGGCACGGTCTATTCGGAAAAGGCGCACAAGCAGCGCGAGGCCAATCCGCGCGACTTTAGTGTTCTTGAACCAACGGAAGTTCTCGTCATCGACGGCGAACGCTTCCGCATGGTCGACCGGAAGGCTACGAAGGGCGAGCGCGTGATTATCGTTAATACCAAAACTACGGCGTCAAGCGGATGTGGTGTTATGCATATGGTCGGCGAGATCGGAACGGTTACTGAGCGCTCGACCTTGTCGCGGGACCGCGTGCGTGTTCACGGTTGGTATATTCTTGACGGTGACTATCGCGTACTCGAACCGATTAAGAGCGAGGAAGAAATCGCACCGACGCCGCTCTCCACGCGCCCAGCTACGCCCCTTTCGTCGCGGTCTTCTGCGGAACAGGTTGCGGAGAATATCGCATCATTGACCGCGAAAGTTCAGACGCTGGAAAGTCGCGTGGCTACGTTGGAAACGTTGGAAGCGGCGCGGAAGGCGGCAGCGGTACGATCGTCGCCACCGACTCCGGAATCCAAGCGCAAGGTTGCGGGACTGTTGAATGAGCGGAAGTCGCCGCAACAAATCCGCGACGAAATCGTTGAGCGGGCGAAGGCTGACGTTTTGGAATTGACGCGGATCGGCGAAACCCAATCGGCAAATCTCCCGTACGCCAGTCCGTTATGGGACGATTTCTACCGCGTTGAGTTCGTAGTTAATCGGAACAAGCGGACTGTCGTCGCGCTAATTCGGCCGAAATACGGTAGCGAGTTCCGGCTATCTACGGGGGACTTCCGCACCATCACAGGAATCGCAAAATGCGCACCGAACGACGTATTCAACGTATGGATCGGGAAGGCCATTGCGTTGCGGCGTGCGCTGGGTCTCGAAGTCCCGGCGGAGTACTTGACCGCGCCGAATCCGTCGGAAGTGCGGAATGGCGATATTGTACGCACATGTGTCGGAGAGTTTGAGGTTACATGTACCGCGCAATTTGTTACGCAACAACTCCGCGATAGAGAGGCGGAAATCATCGACGACTCGCGGGAAGGGGCGGACGACTCCGCCTCCTCCGCGCTGAATAGATTAATTGCTTAATCAACGCTCTTTGTTTTTGTTCTTGCGGTTCTCTCGGATAAAACTATCTCGATTGCTTTCCTCTTAAGTGTAGTTTCAATATTCTTTCTAGATATGCGGATTCCAATTACTGACACACCGCCAATTGAGAAAAGAGCTAATATTGCAGCCGTCAGAGTGTTTACTAAAGTAGGCACTTTTGAAAGGCTTGTGATTGCTAAATTCAACAGCGTGAACACCGCACCTACCATTAGAACAACGATACTAAGCTGCTTGTTGTCTTCTTCATTAGCTTCATAAGCCGCTTTTAAACTTATTAAATCCTTAGAAGAGAGACCATGATAGTGCTTTTTTAACTCTCTCATTCTGGTTATTGCATTCTGCTCACCGGATATCTTCATAATAATTCCTCCATTCTCTTTTACTTTATCGGATAGAGTTTTATGGTTCTTTATACCTAGTAAATAGGGGGGCGTCAGTCATTAGCGAAAAACTTATAAATATAGGGCTCGTCGGCAAGCTCCGCAGCGGCAAAGACACAGTTGCCGCCTATCTTGCGGAGAAATACGGATACACGCGTTTCGCGTTCGGCGACGCGCTAAAAGACGATTTTCACCGCCGCTATCCCGAGATTCCTCGCGAACCGAAGCCTCGCGCCGGCTACCAGTTCCACGGCCAGTTCATGCGCGAACACGTCGGAGAGGACGTTTGGATTGACGCGTGTCTGGAATCGGTCTATTTCGATCAAGAGGACGCAAGGTGCTCCGGGATCACTCCGAAACCTGCCATAATCAGCGATGTGCGCCAGTTAAACGAGGCCGAAGCGTTATCGGCGCGGGGCTACGTCCTCATTCGCGTTGAGGCTCCGGAAAGTTTACGTATCCAGCGCGCAGTCGAGTCGGGCGATAGCTTCGCGTTGCGCGACCTGACGCACGGCACGGAGACGGCGCTCGACGAATACGTTGCGGACTTTACCGTTGTTAATGACGCAGGGCTGACGGAGTTGTATGAGCAGATAGACGAGATAATGCGTTACCTGGCGTTAGGAGACGGGAGGGCTGCGTAAATGGGTAAAGCTGATCGCAAACGATGGGACGGTAATGTTCGCTCGATGGCGATTGTTGCGAAACCGCGCGAAGAAATCACAGCGGAGGACATTGCGTTTCTCCGCGAGAACTACACGTCAACGGGCGGCCTACTCCCGAACGCATACGCAGGCGGTGCGTTTTATACGCCGACACATGTTGCGCGCTTCATAATCGAGGCGTTGCGCGGTCTTTGCGGCGGTGAGTTTCCGGCTGGCTCGCGCTGGTTGGAGCCGTCCTGCGGCAGTGGCGTATTTATCGAACACATCCCGGAGGACGCGGAGATAACTGCGCTTGAACTCGACGATATCAGCGCAAAGGTAACGTCGCTCATCTATCCGCACGCCGATGTTATCCAGGGCGACGCGTTCCATCACGACCGACGCGACTATTACGATTATGTCGTCGGGAATCCTCCGTATGGCGTTACGATCGATGTCGCGGCCGAGACGCTGCCGGATACGTTCGAAACGCTACGGACAACAAAGGGACGCGCGAAGGGCAAGTCGGAATCTGCGTTTATTGAGCTCGCGATTAAGGCGGTGAAACCGGGCGGCTACATTGCGCTCGTGCTTCCGATGGGCCTCAATTACGCCAATTACGCGGAAAAGGTGCGCCGAATGTTATACGAAACGTGCTGGCACGTCGCGACGATAATGTTGCCGGGCGAAACGTTCGCGCTGACCGGTACGACGGTTCCGACGCAAATTCTCATCGTACGGAAAGTGCCGCCGGGAACTCCGCTCATACCGGCCGTGACCAAGCGCTGGGGCTCGAATTTGGGAAGTAGTTACGAGGATATTTCGGAATTTGACGCAAAGTTTCTTGCGGGGCAGACGCGGGCTTACTTCGCGCAGATAACGGATATTGGTTACGACAAAGACGGGAGATCAACGGATATATGGGGCGACGGACTTACGCAGCTTGACGAGTTGCTCGACGATTTCACGGACGACTACTTGACGCGCTCTAACCTGTATCCGCACATACCGTCGTGGCATTCGTTAAAAGACGTATCGGCGTTTATGTTTTCGCACGCGAACGGAGCCAGTGACGGATATAAGGACGCGAGCCGCACGTATTCAGACGGACCTTACCGCTGGAACGAGTTGACGCTAGGGGCTGGCGAAGGGGTCGAGTGGCGCGGCGAGGAAGTGAGTACGTTCGATTTCACGTGGCAGGATCAGATTGTTAGCGAGTATTACGCGGAGTTGGACCGAACGGGCAACGGTCTGACTTCGGAATTGGAGGTGGCTGCATGATTAACGATGGAACTCCAGAATACCGCTTCGCTCCGCCGGGGCCGCGCGACGAACCGCGAGTAGTTTGTTACTGCGCCTGGTGCGGCGGTGAGATTTACGAAGGAGATACGGTAACGACCGTATCTGACCTCGCGGACAATCCGATACATGACCGTTGTGAGTTCGCGTGGGTCGAGTCATGCGTGATTAAGGAGCGCGGCGTGATTGGCGCGGACGGGACGATTGAATAACGGGGAGGTGGTCGAACTGTTTGGATACGCAGATATTACGAAGGAATCGTCCAGGCTTCCGAAAGAGTCGCGTGTTGAGACGGAAGAATGGCACAAAACCGCGCCGCTCGCCTGGAAAGAGGAACGCGCATTAAATCTGATTCGCGAGGTTCTTCGCAAGGGGATCGAGGAGCACGGCGATAAATTGAAAGTCGTCGTATCGTGTTCTTTCGGGGTGGATTCGATTATAACGCTTCATTTGGTTCGTCGCGTGTCGAACGAACTGGGCATTTGGTTCGACACTGTTTGGAATAACACGCTAAATGAATACCCTCAAACACGTCTCTACGCAAAGAGGATGACGGAGGAATGGGCGCTTAATCTGGTCGAAGCCCGGCCGGAAACCACTCTGCGGAAGATTTACGAAGAGAACGGCGTTGATTCGCTCTTTAAGCGTAAAGGGGACCGCGAAAACGGCAAACCTGTCGTCGAAAAGTGTTGCCACAGTCTCAAACATCAGCCGATGCGAAAGGCGATCCGCGAGAACGGCTGGCACATTATGTTTAACGGAGTCCGAGCCGGGGAATCTCGCCAACGTTGGATGTCCGCTCGCCGCGACGGAGATTTCTACTACTCGCGCTCCGAGTGGAAAACGTGGGTGTGCCGGCCGATCTTGTACTGGACTGCGCTCGGTGACTCGTTCAACTTCGGTAACAATCGGCAGGAAGACGTTTGGGAATACGTTCGCCGCCATGCGATTCCGTACAATCCGATTTACGATATGAACGCGGTAATTGACGATCGGTATACCGGGAAGGACGTTGTTGTAGACCGAGTCACGGCCGAGTTCTTGGTCGCGAAGGGTCTTAACGTATTCATGCCGCGAACCGGATGCCAGGCGTGTCCGATTCCGATCCGGCGCGGGTACTTGCGATATTTACGGCAGGTATTTCCGAAAGTGTACCGTTCGATGCTGTTTCAACTCGGATTCGCTCGTGTCCTTATCGCAGAGATTCCGGAAGAAGAGCGAGCCGCGCTTATGGACGAACTTAACGGATTCGGCGTCATTACGGAGAAAACGGAAGAGGCGATACTTGATCGGTTGGAAGACGTTATTGAATGGAAACCGTGTATATTTGACGGTGTCGGCGTCGAAAAGCGCAAACAGGGGAAAAAGGCGGCCTGACATTCGCAAATCTCAACGTTTGAAAAATTAGAAATAGAAACGCAGCGACTGCGTGCGGCAACGTTCATATAGCGCAGCGTTGCGCCATTATCGCTAGAGAAAAGGGGAGAGCGCAGTGGGACACGTAAAAATCGACACAGCGAAAAAGGAACGGACATACTCCGTTAAATACGCGTTGAGTACGGCAGCCGGGGTCAAATCGCTACTCCGCGACCGGCACCGGATTAGCTCCGCGCGCTTTAAAGGCGATACGGCGGCCAGCGACATTTTACTCGATTTGAACAGCGCAATATACAACGCCGGCCTGACGGATCGCCAGACGGAAGCCGTTGCGCTTATTTCCGGAATGGATCTGACGCAGAACGAAGCGGCGCGCGTCATGGGTATCGCCCGGCAAGTCGTCGCAAAAATGTACGATGAGGCTGCGGAAAAGCTGGCGGCGGTCTACCGCAAATGGGAATACGGCGAAGTTGTGGTCGAATATACGGAGGACATCGCATCGGCGGAAGGGGAGGCGGCTTAATATGAGCGTGGTATACGACTATAAAGCGGAATTTCACGACGCGGTGACGGACCTGATTTCGGAGGACATTGCGGACCGCGGCGAAAGGATGGCTGCCGTCCACGCGCTGACCGAGGCGTATATTGATAGCGTCGGGGTTGCGCCGGACCCGGCGGAGCTTGAGCGCCTGACCGACTATATTTTGCGCGAGGAGCTGACGGACAGGCATCCGGATAAGATGACGCGCAATGAATACCCGTTCATGAGCGAGTGGCAACTCGGCCGAAGACACGACCGCGAGGTATCGCTATGGGTCGCAGAATCAATAGGTGCGGACGGCGTCGACCATCGGCCGAGAAAGAAGCGCATGCGTAGCAAATACGAAAACGCCTGGATGGATCGCGGCATTCGGACGAAGAACGCCGCAAGAAAGGCGCAATATCGGCGTGATACGTCGCCTGGGCCTGTCGTTGAAGGCGCGAGCATGCCATTTACGCAGTGCGTCGGAATCGGTGCGAAGTGGCGGGCGATGGCGCTGACCGGTCGGGAGGTAATCGTTGAATACGCGGAACTACCGATAGCAGCCGCCGCATAGCATAACGAAAAGAGCGCCGTTTAATCTACGTGACAACGGCGCTTTTCTGCGTTCATTTCCTATTCCCTTGGCGCGAATCCCATTTCGAGTATGTCCGCCATTCCGAACCATTCGCCGTCGACCATAAAGCGGCCGGCCCGCGGATCGAGCCGTTCAATTACGCCGACAACGCGCACGTCTTCGAACTCGTCAAACATGCGCAAATTAACCGGCTGCTTAGCACGATGCGTCTCGACGAGGAAACGCGAAATCTGCTCCGCGAGCTGTTCGTCTATTTCCGGACGGTGACGGCGCTTTTCCTCGTGTTGGGCGCGTAGCATCGCCTCTTTATGCTCCGGCATGATCATGCGCGAGGACTCCCATACCATATTCGAGCCCGGCGTAAGTTTGTTCGTTGACATATCCGAATCACCTCTGCGGATATTATATACCGAACAAACGTTCTTATTCAACGGGAAAATTTTACGCCTCGCTGACGTGAAATAAGTCTTCGATAGAAAGTCCGAGCGCGCGGGAAATTGCGAATAGGTGCGCGGACTCGTGGCGCGTATTTTTGTCAAAACGCGATATAGACGGTTGAGGAACGCCGGACATCATTGCGAGCTGTGTCTGCGTGATGTTGCGCTCCTTTAGTATCTCATTTAAACGAGGGACGGCCGTAAGCATAACGATTCACCTCCGATATTCATTATACGATAAAGAATAAATCTCGTAAACGGGGTTGACTATACGATATACGATAACGTATAATAGAATCAGAAAGGAGGTGAACAAGAGAAATGGAAATCAGAGATTGGGTCTTGCTCCTTACGGCGATTGTCCAGTTAGTAACGGCAATCATCACAATCCGCAAGGAACGTAAAAAAGGAACCCCTAAACGACGCGTACGGCGCAGACGTTAGAAAGGTTCCGCTGGAGAGGGTAGCGCCCCTCTCCTCCCAATCTTAACATAAACGGTTTGAAATATACAATCTGGCGGCGGCCTTACGCGGGGAGGGAACGTTATGAATGTTCAATTTCGAAAAGCTGGTGGTTGGTACAACGAGCAAGGCGAGTGGTTGAATGGGACAATAGTGAACGAATCAAGGAAGTGCTACTTCATCAAAGATGCGTTGGGAAATGTAAATGAGTATTGGAAACACCGTATTGAAATCCGCAAAGTTGTATCAGTCTTTATGGAATGTGGCATGGAAACTATGCCGCTTGTAGCGATGAATGAATTGCCAGAAGAAGCCACATACGATGGCACTTACGGGGAATACAGCGTTTATACGGTGCATAACGAGGCTGGGATAGAGGACTTCGCCGTCAAGGCATAATACCGGGCTTCGGCCCCTCTAAGGAGGAATAACGCATGGAAACAGTAACATTAATCATTAGCCTGGCCGCGCTGGCCTTGTCGGTTGTTGCGTTGATTCGGGCGTTGAGACGGAAATGAAACGGAAATCAACCGCTGACCGCATCGCATTTTTCACGCGCAAAGCCAACGAGTACGGGGCGCGCCGGTTTGAATATCTTCGCGGGCGGAACGTTAAGAAGCCGCCAACCGGGCGCTACAAACGCCTAATGGCGTACAAGGCTGCGGTGACGCGGCAAATATTAGCGGAAAGGGGCGTCGCGTAGCTGCGGCGCTTTTTCATGCCCACAATCTCAAAATACTTCTTTACATATAAATAATTGCATGTTATTATATACGTAGAATAAGAAAACGGGAGGTAATGAAGATGATGAACGTTATGAAAGCGGCTTGGGCGATTGCTAGACAGGGGGCTAATCATTTTGGGGGATCGGCAAAAGAATACTTCGCAGAGGCGCTGAAACAAGCTTGGGCGAACGTCAAAGCCGCTAAAGCAAGAGTAACGTTCGAACTTGCCGCCGACACTCGTAAATTCAAAACGTGGCTGGCACAAATCGTCGGCCCTCATCCGGTATACAAATTGGAGCGGAAGTTTCTGAATGCGGACTACGCGAACGAATACGGCGAAAAGGTGTTCCGTTTGAACAACGGCTTTTACGAATATAATAACGGCCGCCGACGCGAAATCATCGAAGTGGCTAACGGAGAAATCCGCGTAGTCGATCAATCCGAAGTATTGGCGGCAATTGCGTAATGGGTAAGCAACTAATCGATCTAACAGGCCAACGTTACGGCCGACTTGTTGTAATCCGTGAAATCGAGCGAAAAGGGTATACGCGGCGTTGGTTGTGTCGGTGTGATTGTGGAAAAGACGTGCCGGTTACAATGCCGAATTTACGCAACGGTCATACAACGTCCTGCGGATGTGCGCAACGTGAACGTACGAGCGCCGCGAATCTCGACGATTTAACTGGCAAGCGTTTCGGTAAACTTATCGTCATTGGGCGCGGAAAAACTGACCCGAAGACTAGACACGTCTATTGGGAATGCCGCTGTGATTGCGGTGAGGAAACGAGCGTCGATGCGCTGCGCCTACGTAACGGCACAACTAAATCTTGCGGATGTCTGCGAGATGAAATAGGTGCGGAGCTGCAGCGGTATAACGAAAATAACTTACGAGTTGAGGGCGTCTATACTCCGGTGCTTAAGAGTAAAGTTAGAAGCGATAGTAGCACTGGTGTAAAGGGCGTAACGATGCGGCGAAAAAAGGACGGAACTGCCGTATATCGCGCGAGCATCAGAGTTAAGGGTAAATCGTACTATCTTGGCGAGTACGCTACGCTTGATGCGGCTGCGGCTGCGAGGAAAGCAGGGGAAGATAAGTATCATAAACCATATATTGAAGCTTTGGAGGTACGAAGTGAACAACGCGGAGATTAAAAGATGGATCGAGGAAAATTTGGTCATGCAGGACGAAGCGCGAGCAATAACGAGTCAATCCGTATCTGCATTCAATCAATCAGTCGCAACCGGACGAATCACCCCTTTTGTAGAGTTCGGGGGACAGCGTAAGACTCGGCTATACCTCCGTGAAGAACTTGAACATTATGCAAAAAATAAAAGAAAGGAACGAGGAAAAATGAGAACATGGGCGCGCGAAGGTTACGAGGTTGTAGAAAAGGAATTCGACCACCAAATGCATGAATTTGACGTGATCAAAGACGGCGAAATTATCGCCACGATTACGCCGGCCGATCTGGACAATCAGGCGCAAATTGTCGCCGATCTGGACGCAGGCGAGGACGTCAACGGCTGGGAAGACGGAAACGGGAATACAATCAGCGTTTGACCATACGTCCTACCACAACTTACCGCCTCTCTATCGCATAGCCACGCGCTATAATCGGTAGAGAGGTGTTTTTATGTTTATTGATCCGATGTTACTCGCAACAGCGCCGGGTCCGTTCAGCGATCCGCGCTATATATTCGAACCAAAGATTGACGGCCACCGCTTGATCTTCTCGCAACAGGACGGCACCGTCCGCCTATATACGCGCCACAACAATGACTGTACTCGCCAATATCCCGAGATCGCAGGCGCACTGTTTCCGCATGACATCATCCTGGACGGCGAAATCGCATGCGTGGATCCGGCGACCGGAGTGTCCGATTTTGAAAAGATAATGGCCCGCTTTCAAGCGAAGAAGGCCGACAAGATCGTGCGTCTATCCGCTACCCTTCCGGCCTACTATGCCATTTTTGACATCCTGATGTACAAAGGGGAGGATATGCGCCGACGCCCGCTAAGGGAACGCAAAAAGTTGCTGGCGAGCCTCAAGATGCCGTCAAGTAGTTTTGGGATAGTACCGCATGTTGAAGGCGCAGGGGAAGCTTTATTTGCGCAGATTGAAGCCCGCGGCATGGAAGGCATAGTCGGCAAACGGGCGGATAGCGCATATGAGACCGGCCGCCGATCGGATAGCTGGCGTAAGGTCATTAACTGGACATATGCTGACGTCTATGTTATGGGATACAAAAAGGCGGAGTTCGGCTGGCTTGCAGGAGTTACGGATGACCGTGGCAGAGTGCGTCCGGCCGGCATCATCGAGTTCGGCGTAGGACCGACGGAGAAGAAGGCGTTTTATGGCGTCAGTAAGGCGTTAATTACCGGAGAGGATCGCGACTTCGTTTATGTAGAGCCGCGGATAAGGGCAAGCGTAAAAATGCGAAACTGGACTCGCGCGGGGATGCTGCGGAGCCCAGTGTTCGAGAGGTTTATTGTTTGATTACTCTACCCCCGTAATGATCACATACAAGGTCTAAAAGTTCTTGGCAAAACATCATAAAAACTGTACTTACGTCTCGTAGGAAATCAAAAGTTAAGTAAATGCTAACATGCTCACCGAATCGGTTAGTAAGAGAATTATTAATCTCTACTGATTCAAATCTAGCGGCAGCTTTGTGAATGGTACTATTCTTAAGAACAATCGGCCTACCGTCGTGGGCATAGTGATTCCTTAATTTCATTAATTGCAAAATTTCCTCATAGGTCTTTAAATCGTCCGGGATAGGGATTGAGGCAACCTTCTTTAGGTAGTTAATTGATCTTTGAATCCCTTTGCCTCTTAAATCCTCGGGAGCAACGTTTAATTTATACTGGTTGTATAAAGAATTGGCTACCTCATTAAGGCACGAATCCAAATTTGCATACAAAGTAAGGAACAAGGATTTTATTATGGTTTTAGAAAAATCACTGAATATTATAGCCTTATCATTCAATTTTCTATCAATCAACCAATGCTCAATGTCGGTGAGTTTTGTATTGGTATAAGATGTTTCGTCTATAAACGCTTCCAAAAAATACTCTGCGATAGCCATTTTCTGCTCCTCAAACTGCAAATTTAAACGTACAGACCGCGCGAAGATACCGTTCATCCCCGATCTTTACGCTATCCTCCGTTATCTCCGCAATCCTTCCGCTTCCAACGAGCTCTCCCGCGGCAAAAACGACGATCGGGGCCCGCTCCATATGCGCTGTGTAAAAGTGGATGTCGGACGTAAGCGGCCGCATAAAACGTTTAGACCGTTTCATATTTCGGCTCCTTTCGAGCGTTATACCGAAATTTTACCATATTTTGCGACTATTTTACTAGAGTAGGGTGCATTTTGCGCGTTTTGCTGCCTATACGTTACAACCGCAGGTTTAAGCAACTTGCGTAAAACGGGGAGGCGTTATAAATGGCGCAAAATCTGCGCGAATTAAACGTAGGATTAACGATTGACCAAACGGACATTACCGCAACCATTCGCGGCCTCAAAGCGATCCAACGCGAGGCGAAGAAAACGACGCAGGCATTACGCGAATTAGAGGCGGCTGACCAAAGCGCCTGGACGTTCCGGGTTGGCGACATTATCGAATGCGGAGGCCCGCGTAACACATTTCGCTGCATTTGCGCGGATCGGGAAACGGCGATATTTGCTCCAACTAGTCGCACAACGGGTGGATGGCATACGGAATATAGCGAAATGTTCGCGTATCCGAATGTGCCGGAAATGCGCGAGAGTATAGCAGGAGAGTATCGGGAGGTGAGCGCCGGTTGAGCGCAACATTGCGGAAAAGGGTTGCGCGCATTAAAAGCGGCGCACCAATCGGAAAATTTACGCCAATGAGCGGACGGTTAGCCAAGGACGAGGCTGGCCGTCTTTTTACGTATAAATCGCTAGAGCAATACGAGGCGGCGCGGAAGCATGCGAAATTTGAACGGGACAAGCGCTATTTCTCGTTCATTCACATGCGCAACATTCAAGACATTACGCGCGACCTTTCGAATAAGTATTGCGGGTACATATTGCTTCTACAGCCGCACATTGCGTTTAAAACGAACGTCCTGGTAACGGAAGGCCGCGACAATACACCTCTAACGATCGGCGATTTAGCGCGAGTGTGGGACGTGAGCAAACGGACGGCTCGCGTAGTTGTTGACGAGTTAGAAGCGCGCAGTATCCTTTTCGAATCTGGCGGAATCTTCTCGGTTAACGAGCGGTACCATTTTCGGAACAGTGCGGCAGCCGGCGAAGTCGATGCGCTGATTAAGACGTATTTCACCGCGCTCAAGGCGTTCAAGCTTAACGCGGCCGACCTCGGCTTCGTATACAAGTTGCTGCCGAACGTCCACTACGATACGAACCTAGTTTGCGCCGATCCGTTCGCGGCTCCGGAGGACATCCGGTTCCTGACGGACGGGGAAATCGGCGAGTTCGTCGGCATGTCCGCGACCAAAACGAAGGAGGCTCTCGCCCGGCTGCGTAAGGCTGCGATTATCGGCGAGTGGGTCGACGTTGAGGACAAGCGAAAGAAGTTTACGGCGCTAAATCCGTTCGTATTCTACCGGAAACAAGGCGAGCCGGACGGGATGCTGCGGGCGTTGTTCGCGAATAAACGGATAGGCTGCGAAAAATAGGTACCCTTTTTTGCACGTTTTCGGGCAGATAGGTACCCTTTTTTGCACGCGAATAAAATCGCTGGAAGCTGCGTCGGGCAAGGGATAGCGGCGTTTTCACGGTCAAAAACGCGGAGATTGATTCTTTATCTTGAGAGAGCCATCGGTAACAAAGCGAACACAGATTAAGGAAATCGGAGAAGGGCACTCCGAACACTGCGGCCAAGATCGGGCCTTGTGTTAATCTCTTATGCGCGTTAGGGGGTTATATAAATTCTATTCGCGTTAAAGAGATATTCCGGAGCCGATAGGCGACGGGCAAGGCCGGCAGGCCGCAGCATTATCTTTGCTCAAACCTTTGAAAGAAAGAATCATGAAGCCTATTCAAAGAAGTATCTCATGTAGTCAAACCTTTATTCGCGCTAAGCGAACGTTAAGTGAGCGGAGGGATTTCGTTATGGGAATGGACTTATCGCACGCATCGTCCGGCGAATTACTTGAGGAATTGGCGCGCAGAGAGGGCGTATGCATTTACGCTTTAAATTCCGATGACTTCGGAGAATTGACGTTCAACCGCGCATCAATCTATGGACTATATTCGGAGCCACTTAGCGTAAGAATCTCTGTTCCTGCGCAAGTGGTCGTTTTGAAAACGGAGGGATAACGTAAATGAGCACGAATTTATCTCGCGTTTCTACCGCGGAATTACACGCGGAGTTAGCACGCAGGGAAGGCGTTAAGGAGTACGTATTCGGGCCGGAAGACAACGCAATTCTTGCGGGAGACGACGGCTATATTCTCGATGAATACGGTCCTTTGCGCGTATTGGTGAACGTCGATTAGTGGCGCAGCTCCTGCGTTTTGCTCGGGCGCAGGACAAGCGCGATGTAAACCTTGCGAAATGGTTGCGGTTTGCTTGCGCATATAATGAAGCGATTTGATGCGCGGATGGTTCCGTTTGTTTACGGAGTGGGGCCGTTCACGGACTGGCGGCTCGGGCCGGACGCCCTCCGAAAACTCACGGGGTTTTTGCGGTTCAGGCCGCAATTTCGCCGGGAAATATACGCAAAAGTGCAAATTTGCGGGGATCGGGCGGATGACCGACGGAGGGTGAAACGCCGGGAAGCCGCGTGGTTATGCGATTTATGACGGAGTGGCGCGGAGTTGGACTAGTGACCAAAAGTTGACTTTTGTGCAGATGTAGGTCGCGTTAATGTGATAAAGTGTGAGACCCCCAAGGGGTATGCTCAACGGGCCGCGACAGTTGTTCGGAATTTGCGCACAATTTTTTAAACTCGGGGAGGCGGTTATCATCGTTAAACTTTGCGGAACCTGTTCGAAGCCATCTACGGAAGTAACGATCCGGGATGGTCTTAAAACATGCGAAGTGTGTCTCGAAAAAGGACGGGCAGCATGTCGAAGAAATCGCGAAAGGAATCCCGGTAAACATCGCGCCCGTGTCCGTAAGTATCGCGAAGAGAATCCGCATATGGCGTTCTATACAACATCGCGTTATCAAGCCAAGAAGGACGGAGCATTCTCGGACTTAACGCCGGAAGATGCGCTCGACATTTACAGCATGCCAAATGTATGCGCCTATTGCGGAAAGGATCACGGGGATAATCCACCAAAGCGAGCAATACATATCGATCACATTATCCCGATGAAGCAGGGCGGACCAAACTCACGCTGGAATCTTACGAAAGTGTGCATCAGTTGCAACTCATCAAAGGAAACTAACTCGCTCATCTCTTTCCGCGAACGCACTCCGGCCTTCACGCAGGAACGTTTCGACGCCGTCGTCGCGGAAATGGCGCAACGGTCCGGCAAGTCTACGGCAGACATCACGCAATTACTCGAACAGTCACACGCATTCGAAATCGCATTCCAAGCGGAGCGAGACCGGCTACTCGCGCTGCTTGCCGACATACCGCGGCAGCTCGCCGCATAATTCTCGTAATTTTACCGTCAAATTAGCGCGTTTCGTGCGCATCGGGACCATTTATACCCCGGCGTACGGAAGGCGCTATTTTTACGCAAAGAACGCGAAAGGAGGAACGCAACATGGCAGATAAACGGAAAGCCGCGCTAGAGGCGAAATTGGACGGCCGCCAAATTCGGGCCGCGCTAATGTGTGTTGAACGGGAATTTGCAGCGGAAGACGAGCGGAAGGGATTCGACGAGATTGCGGACGAGGTCGGAGTCTCACGCCAATCGCTCTATAAGTGGCGGACGCAGAATCGCGCGTTTATCGATTACGTGAATTACCTGGCGGACGACTTTCTCGCGTCAGAGAGGGCGTTTGTTTACCGGCAGCTAATGAAATCGATATCCGGCGGGCAGCCGTCGATCAAAGCTATCGATCTTTTCTTCCGGCGCTTCGGCCTCATTACGCAGCAGGTCGCAGTCGAGACGAAAGACTCCGGAGCCACGAAATCAAACGAAGAACTGGCGGCAGAAATCGAAGAATTGGACGAGCTGCTCGCAGAAACCGACGCGGAATAACGAAGGAGGTGCGTTCCCATCGCATGGGTTAACGATGAATGGCTCGATAAGCCGGCGCGGCAAGAACGCATCAAGCTCGTTAGTGCTCGCGCTAAAAAGCTGCGGTCCCTTATCGAATCGGGCCGCGCGACGACGTATCACGAAGAGGCGTTCCGGACTGATATTGCGGAGATTCGGCGTTTAAAACGAATCGACCGCGCGGAGAACGACGTCGCCTATTTCACTTACGAATACCTGTCGGACGCCGGCAATCCGGAAAACGAGGATAATATCATACGGCACGGCGAGGACGGAACGCCGCACGATAATTTCGACCATTTAGCGCCGATCCACCGCGAGTTCTTCGACTTGTGCGATCACGTCGACCATGTCGTGAGAAATGCGCGGCTTGCGATTGCGGCCGCCCGGGGACACTCGAAGTCCGGCATGTTTTCGAACGGTTTTCCGCTTCATCAAGTCGTATTCCGGAAACGGCGATACATCCTTGTGATTTCGGAAACAGACACGCTTTCGAAAAAGCTGATCGGCTGGGTGAACAAGCAGCTTAAATTCAACGAAAAGCTGCGCCAGGATTTCGGCCCGCTGCTCCACGAACGGAACAACCTGAACGAAAAGGATAACGAAGAAGCGTTTATCACCGCGTCCGGAACGCTGGTCGAGGCCTCGTCCTCCGGTAAACAACTGCGCGGTAAACGGCACGGCTCATATCGGCCGGACCTCGTAATTGTCGACGATCCGTCTTCGCAAAATAACGAAGGCACGAAGGAAGCGCGGGAAAAGTTGATTCACTGGTTTAACTCGGTCGTAGTTCCGATTGGAACGAAGGCCACCGCGATAATCCTTGTCGGCACGATGGTTAGCGCGACCGGCCTTTTGAATCACGTTCTCAAACGTAGGGACTTCGAATCTTCCTTCCATGGCGCGGTAGTTTCGGAGCCGGACAATCCGCAACTTTGGGACCGATATTGCGAAATTTACGCGAGGTCAGACGATCCGACGGAGGCCGACGCGTTTTATGAGGCGAATAAAGAGGCGCTGGAAGCTGGCGTCGAGCTGGCGTGGCCGTGGCGCTGGACGTACCGAGCGCTCATGCACGAAAAAGTCAATATGGGCACGCGAGCATATAATTCGGAGTTCCGGAATCTGGCGTTTTCCGAGGATGAGCAGTTTTTCTTCCCGGACACATACGGCTATTACCGGTTCGAGTACGAGGGCAGCCGGCGTTATATTCGGTACGAAGATTTGCTCATTCCGGTCGATGAGTTGACGATTTCAGGCGCGTGGGATATAGCGCAAGGGAAGAATGCGCGGAGCTGTTATAACGCGGTACTGACGGTCGGTCGCTATGAAAAGACCGGACACATCTTCGTTCTGGACGAATACGCGTCGAAAGAACCTCCGCACAAATACCTCGATATCATTATCGAGCGTATGAAAGAGTGGAAGCACCACGTATTCAGCGTCGAGACAATTAACGCGCAGCACGAGTTCTATCGGCAGCTCCAAGAGAGAATGCGCGTCGAAGGTATCTATAAAACGAGGCTCAACGATATCAAGTCCTACAAATCCTCGAAAGAGGAGCGGATTGAGTCGTTAGAGCCTCTTTTTCATAACAAAACCCTAATTCTTAACGCTGGGCACACGATGCTCATCGACCAACTTGTGCAGTATCCGCACGGCGATTATGTCGACTCCGCGGACGCCCTGCAGCTCGCGGTCGAGAACGTCGCGAAAGCGAAAAAGAAAGTCCGTAACAAGCCCGCATGGGCGTAATCCAAACGGAAAGGAGGCGGTAGATTGGCGAAATTGTTTAAAACAGGTGAACAGTACCCGCCTGAACGCGATATCCCACGCCTGGCCCGATATAAACGCGGCCGCGTAATCTTTGACGGCCGGCACCCGGAAATCTACGAACGGGCCTCGTCGCTCTTAAAGGATACGCCGCACGCCGCGCAGCTTGAAACGCTGTTTATTGCGGTTAACCTCATGGACATTTTGCTCACGAAGCCGGCGGACTTGCTGACCGGCGAGCCACCGACATATGAAAGCGGAAAGGGCCTGGGCAGCCGCGAACAGGAACGCCTCGACTCGATCGTTGAGGAGAACGACTTGACGCAAATGACGCACGAACTCGTCATCGGCGGCGGCTATCGCGGCGACTCGTTTATCAAAACGTACTATGCCGCGCGGGCGGACGTAAGCGAGACGGAGGTACTAGCGGCTCAACTCGGACTGCCTGCGCCGGAGGTGCCGCTCGAACCGATTATCGAGGCGGTGCCGGCTAACATCGTATTTCCGGAGCTTTCGAAGGGCTCGCGCAAGAGGTTCAAGGCGATCAACATCGCGTGGATTGACTGGGTCGAGGAGCCCAACGGAAAAGTAGTCCGATGGCTTTCGGGCGAAGAGGCGACATATACGCCATATCTCGTAGTCGAGCGACACGTTCCGGGATTTATAACCTACGAACGGTTCCGCCTTAATGAGCGGAGCGTCAACGAGGACTGGGGCGTGCCGATTCCGACATATACGATCGGCGATGCGGTCCCGACTGGCCGCGAAAATGACGTCGTTGAAACGGGGACGGACCGGTTGCTTGTCCATCACATCCCGTATAAGTCGGTCGATGATCGGTGGGAAGGTATCTCCGGCGTTGAAAAGTTGGAAAGCGTGTTGAGCGCGATAAATGAGCGGCTCGCGCAGATTGACTATATCCTTTGGAAGCATTCCGATCCGTGGATGTATGGACCGGAGGACATCGAAGACGGCGGAGACACTGTCCGCGGTGGCGGCCGCTACATTCCGGTCGGGAAAAACGACACGACGCCCGGCTATCTAACGTGGGAGGGGCAACTCGAATCTGCGTTTAAGGAGCTCGACATCCTGCTCGGTCTCGTTTATCAGATGAGTGAGACGCCGCAGTGGCTTTTTGGTACGACCCTCGCTAACGACAAAGGCGGAACCGGCACGTCACATACGGATTCCGGCGCGATTAAGGCACGTTTCATGCCGATTTTGGCAAAGGTCAACCGTATTCGGGCGCACGTTGACCGCGCACTCCGCGACGCTATCTGGACCGCGATGCAGCTCGAAAACTACGCTAATAAGGACGTAGCCGGATTCGTGCCATACGAGCCCGTGTATCCGCGGATTAACTGGCGTGATGGGGTGCCGCAGGACCCGAAAGAAGCGGCAGAAGTGGCGAATATCCGGACCGGCGGCAAGCCGACGCAATCCGTTGCTGACGCGATTAAAGAACTCGACGGAGTTGACGACGCGACCGCAGAGGAGCGCATCAAGAGGATCGACGCGGACGAGGAACGCATGAACGGGAAGGTCGACGGCTCGGTCTTTAACGAAGAGGTTGAGGAGGTCGTTGTGTGATGCCCAAATATCGCAAGAAGCCGGTGGTTATCGATGCGGTATTGTACGCGCCGGGAATGGAGGACGGGTATGCATGCTATGCAATCGCCGTTGGAACCTCCGGCAAGGCTGTTACAGGTAACTTTATCGGTTACTTTGATAAGAACGGCCCTATCCCCAAGTGCATCCAAAAGCCAGCAATAAAAACGCTTGAAGGGTTCCACGAAATTTCGCCCGGTGACTGGATCATAACCGGAGTGGCCGGAGAGCGGTATCCGTGCAAGCCTGACATCTTTGCGGCGACGTACGAAGCGGTAGCGACATATGCCCGCTAAAATCCCGGAACCTAATTACGATTATGAAATCGGCCGCCTGGTCCGCGCGTATAAAAAGGCAATTGCTGTGATCCTTGCCGAACTCGACCGCATTGACATCGCGAACATGTCCCGGGCAAACTCGGCGGCCGCACTCATTGAGGTAACGAAAATACTCGCATCACTTGACGAAGAGTCGGCGGCCTGGGTCGCGAAGAACATTCCGCAGGCTGTCCGCGATGGTGTGCTGACTGCGCTTGTGTCGCTGGACGTTAAGGACGCGGAAAAGCTCGTCAAATTTACGAAGATCAACCGGGAACTCGTCGCGGCGGCCGTAGCGGATACTCAAGCGGATTTGCTGGCGGTCACCAAAAACATAGAGCGGCGCGTCCGGACGGTGGTCCGGCAAGTAACCGCGGAATCCATGCGCGCCAATCTTACGAAAGGCGTGAACGGCCGACGGACGATTAGCGCGGATATCCTCGCCGGATTACGGAAAAAGCTCGGCGACTCCGTAAATACCGGAATTATTGACGCGGCCGGCCGACGTTGGAAGCCGGAAGTCTACGTAGAAATGGTTACGCGGACGAAGATGGCGGAGTCACACCGGGAAGCGACGGTAAACGAAGCTATTGGTCGGCGCGCTTATTACGGTCGGATATCGCGCCACGGAGCTACGGACGCCTGCCGAAACTGGGAAGGACGCATCGTCAAATTGGTACGCGATGCCCCGGGCGATTATCCGTATTTCGGTGATTTGCCGCGCCGAGAAATATTCCATCGACAAACGGGTGGCTTTGCGAGGTGACTCGCATCGAATAACCGCTTAAATTCAGGGAACCCTACGGCGTATTTGCGCTACGGCAACCGTGAGCGAAACCTGTCCGCGTACATCGCAATCCCAAAGAGACAGGGACGTGCAGAGACTATAATAGCGGAGCCTTTCGAGGTTATGGGATAGTCCGACACTCCGGGAAACCGGAGATAACAGCGTGGGCCAAATTGTCGCCACGTAATTTCTCCAATACGTGATCCAAAACTTTTAGACGCCGATTGAGGCGTTTTTATTTTGGCCGCGATAGGCTGATCACCGAAAAGGCGCGACCTTGGCGCCCTGCGCGGCATCTTCTCAAGGAATCGAACTTTAAGGGGTTTGGTTAATTGGGCGATTTAGTTAGGAAAGTTCACAGTGTCAATGAAGACTTTTTTAAGACATGGACTAGGGAAAGCGCGTGGGTGTTTGGGTGGTTGCTCACTGACGGTTCCGTAAATGAAAAGAGTGGGCAGATTCGTCTTATGCTTAAATCCCACGATATCGACGCGCTTGAAAAGATCAAGAGGGCCATGCGGTTTACCGGTCCTGTATTTAAAGGGACACAAGATGACGGTAGGCACTTTGCGTATTTACGAGTGTGCCGTAAGGAAATGGCAGAAGACTTGTTTGCATGCGGAATGGCAAGAAGTAATAAGACATTCAATACGACCGTTCCAAATATTCCGGAGTCGCTGTTTTGGGACTTCACTCGCGGAGTTTTCGAGGGAGACGGAAATATAAAACACGGGAAACAGTGGAACGATCTTCAACTTTTAATCTGTGGCGCAACAAAAAGTTTCTTTGAGGACATGCAAGTGGAGTTCCAAAAGAGAGGCATCAACACGACGTTGAAGGAACACCGTGCCGGTAAGTCGGGTCGTAAAAGTCCGATGTATACTCTTACCACTAAATCGAACGCCGACGCTTTGCGTTGGTGCTTTTTTATGTACGCGGACACGCCGCGATCATTGCGATTAGACCGTAAGTTTGAGGTTTTCGCAAACTATGTTCACGGATACTACGACCGTAACCGCAGGTCGCACGCCTGTATCGATATGATAGAACGAATTCGTCGCACGATTCCGGAATGCGTAACAACGCCGGAACTCATCGCGGCATAATGGCGGACTAGCCGCCCGTCCGAACGTTTATGACGTTAAACTGCAACGGCCATTAATAGCCGACGGGCTTTAAACGGTGGAGGAACGTAATGAAAAACGAAATGACTCGTTTTAGATATCCGTTGAATCTGCAGCTTTTTGCGGAAGGTGAGGGCGGAGATGACCCGGGAGCAGGCGGTGATGGCGAAGGTTCCGGCGGAGAACCGGATAAGCGTACCGTTACGATGACGCAGGAAGAACTCGACGCGCTTATTAGCCGCGAGAAGGCGCGGGCAAAAAAGCCTTACGCAGATTACGACGATATCAAAGCGAAGCTTGAAGCGCTGGAACTGGCGGAGGCCGAGCGAAAGAAAGCGGAGCTGTCCGAAGCTGAACGTCTGGCCGCGGAATTGGAAGAGGCGCGGAATAAGGCGGAGGAAGCGGAAAAGGCGAAGACGTCCGCATTAACGGCCGCAAACCAGCGCCTGATTAATGCAGAGTTTAAGGCCCTCGCTCGCGACGCTAATATTCCGGCGGATCGGTTGGCCGCTGCGCTCAAACTTGCGGATTTGTCCGGAGTTACGGTTGACGACGAAGGTAACGTGGTCGGCGCGAAGGAAGCTGTTGAGGCGTTGGTTGCCGAGCATCCTTATTTACCAGCGCAAACAAAGCCGAAGTCCATCGGAGGCAGTGACCCGGACCCCGGCGACGACGACGAACGTAAAACGTTAGAGGCTCAATTGGCCGAAGCCAAAAAGGCAAGGGATTTTTCGAAGGTAATCGAACTATCAAATAAGCTACTCAAAAAATAAGCGAAGGCTCTGGATAATCCAGGGCCTTTTTGTTTTGCACAAAAACCCGAGGAGGAAATAATTAATGCTTAAATCTTACGACTTTCAGGACCAAGTCCGCCAGCTTGAAGCGGGCATTTCGCTCATTATCAACGACGCGCCGACGCTGCTCGGCCTCGTAGGTATCGGAAATACGCCGCTGTATCAAACGAAATTTGAATGGATGTCCGACAACCTCAACTCTAACCGCGCAACCGCAAAGGCGGCCGCAACAGCAGCGGCAACGACCATTACGGTTAATGACGGCGACGGCCTCAAGTTCCGCGTTAATGCTATCGCGGTGGCTGGCGAGGAGTACCTGCGCGTTACGGCCGTTGCAGGCGACGTAATTACCGTAGTGCGCGGCTATGACGGTACGACTGCCGCGGATATCGCCGCCGGTGCCGAAATCCGCATCGTAGCTCGTCCGCAGTTGGAGGGCGCTATGCCGGGTATTGACGAAGGACACGACCGTTTGGTTGACCACAACTTTACGCAAATCATCGAGCGGTATGCAGCCGTATCCGGTACGCAGCAAAATGTCCGGACATACAACGTTACGAACGAGTTGGACTATCAGGTACAACTCCGGTTGAAGGAGATCGCCCGCGAACAAAACGATTGGTTGATTTATGGCCGTCGTATCGAAGGTGCTCCGGGTATGCCTCGGACGACTGGCGGCCTGCTGTATTTTGCGGATAAGAAAGGTGCCGCCAAGAAGAACGCGGAGGGCAAGGAGATCACTCCGAAACTGCTGAACGACTTGGCCGAGGACGTCTATCTGCGCGGCGGGTCCGTTAATACGATTCTGACTAACACTGCCGGTGCTCGTCAAATTACGAAGTTTGCAAGCGACACAATCCGTACCGAACGTACGGACGAAGTAACCGGCCACAAGATTCAGACGTTCGTGTCTGATATCGTTGGTGGGTCTGTTGCAACCGTCGTAGTTGATCCGAACTTCCCTAAAAATAAGATCGCACTCTTTGACCGCTCCATCTTGTCGATCAACCCACTTAGCGGCCGCGCTCTGCATGACGTTGACGCGACTGTACCGGGTGCTGACTTCGTGGCTCGTCAAATTCGCGGCGAATACGGCGTAACGGTTAAGAACGCCGGCGAGAAAATCGCGATCCTCGAAAACATTAACACGTCGGTATCCTAATCCGCGGGCGGCTACGGTCGCCCCTTAACTTTTTAACGGAGGTGCTCAATTTGGCGTTACCAGACCGCGATAGAGAGCGGCTTAACCTTATCAGTCCGGCCGCGTATGACGTCGGACTCGGCGATATTATTCAGTCGTTACTGGAAAGTTCGGGCGGTGGAGGCGGCCCGACAACGGTTGCGTGGGCGGACATTACCGGAAAGCCCACGTCGTTTCCCCCAGCGTCTCATACGCATACGGCCTCGCAGATTTCAGACGCCTCGTCGGTGGGAAAGAGCGTTATGACCGCGGCGGATGCGGCAGCAGCTCGGTCGGCAATCGGAGCTGGCACGTCCAGTCTCGCGCTTGGAACATCGGCCAGTACAGCGGCTGCCGGCAACCATACGCACAACGCCGGCCAGATTACGGCGACTGCAATCGCGCCGGGGACGGCCACTAACGTACAAGGTATTCTCTCGGAGCTGGCAGCCCGAATCACCGCGCTTGAGGGGGCCGGAAGCTGATGGCGAATTATTTAGCGAGTCCGCGTTATTCCGTCGGTGATATCGTCTTCGACATGAACGGGGGATATGAGACGGAAGATGCAGCGGAAATTAAACGATTGGACGCGCTTGTCCCGACGTGGGTAAAGCGTGTAGATGAACCGGAGGAGCCGAAAAAAGACGCGGAGCCAGCGGCGGAAGAGGACGCCGTAAAGCCTGCGCCGAAAACGCGTAAAGCTGGCGCGAACGCCTCCGGAAAATAAACGGAGGTGAGCGCATGGCTCAAAACGTAATACTTGCGGATCATTATATTACCGCGAACTGCGTCGATATTGAGGACTGGACGGAGGCGGACACGGCGAAAAAACAACGAATGTTAAACGTCGCCGAAAAGAACCTGCTCCGCGCCTATCCGAAATATACGATTCCAGACGAGGCGGTGTATGAGTTCGCGAATATCCTCACCATAGCATTTAACGATACGAACCGGATGGCGCGCCAGGGACTGACGGGATTTTCCGTAAACGGCGTGGCTTCCTTCGATTTTAAAGATGCATATGTGACGGGGCCGGACGCCGACTTGCGAAGACTCATCCCACAGGCGGCGCTCGACATTATCGGCGCGGAAAACGGCGTAACCATTTCGAAGCGCGGCGTTAAGTGGGTGACGTTGTAATGGCGATTATCCCACTCAAACAGACCGTAACCGTTACGAAGCCAGGCAAGGACGACGGATGGGGCGGAAATGAGTCTGGTGCAATCCTCACATATAGGGCGCGTGTCTCCGAAGAAACGAACGTCGTAACAAACCAGTACGGCGAAGAGGCCACGACGAGCCTGCGCATTATCCTCGATAAACTACCGGACGTATCGTACGACGACGCCATAACGTACACGAACGAATTGGGCGTGACTGTCGCGAGAAGGCCGGAAAGCATCGAAGTTAAGCGCGGCATCAACGGAAAGCCGCTTATTACGGAGGTGTTCGTGTAATGGAAGTGTCCCTTAACTTTGATATTACGAAGTTGTTTGATCTGACTATCACGAAATCTCCGGAAATTGCAGCGGAAGCGGCTCGCCTCGGCATGCATGATGTTCTTGACGCGTGGAAAGCAGCTGCCGTCGACGTTGCTCCGATTGACGAGGGGACGTTGCGCCGCACAATTACCGTCGGGGAAATCGAAGGAACCGGCGCGAACCTGACCGGGTCAATTAGTGCGAACGCCGTAGTCAAAACGAAAAGCGGCCAGCGTTTCAACTACGCTTACTACATTCACGAAGAAGACGCGGGTGGGAAAAACCTGCGCACGCCGGGGACCGTGAAACAATTCCTCGACGAGCCGGCGAAGAAGAACGAGCGCAAGTGGCGGCGTCAGATTGAGGACGAAATTAAGTCCGGTCTTGAAGGAGCGGGGTGGTAATTTGGCGCTAATCGAAGATATTGTCGCGCTTGAATCGTTTATCAAGGCTCACTTCCCGGACGCTACAACGACGAAACAAACAGTGCCGGCCGCTCCCGTTCATAATTCGTTCGTCATCCGCTTTTTGAACGACGATCGCGAGACGGAAACGCGCTACCATTACCGGATTGATCGTGAATATCAAATCATTTACTTCGCGTCAAAGGCGGAGCAAGTGCTCCCGAAAATGGATACGTTGGCCCGTATGCTTTATGAGACGGACGCAATCGGACGGATGCGTGTCGAGTCGTTTGCGTTTTCGCAGCCGGCAAAAACAGAGAACGGAATTTATGTGAGCATCGGAATACTCGAAACGTCCGTAAGGGAAGCCCGGACCCAAGCGCAGTATCCGAAAATCAATAAAGTAACAGTTAATCAACGATAAAAGGCGTTCCGCTCACGGAGCGCTTTTTCATTTTCAGAAGGAGGTTTTCACATGGCAGGAGGTTCTTGGGAACCAACCGCGCTACCCGTCCGGCCGGGCATATACATCAACTTTGTTGAAGCGGCCGCGGCACAAATTCGAGGCGGAGCTCGCGGCATTGTTGCGTTACCGCTGTTAACATACGGCGCGAACGCGCAGCCGAAGACGTTTTATACGATCGAGTCCGAAAAGGAAGCAGCCGACGCGTTCGGCCTTGCGAATGTTCAGTCCGTTCTGTTCGCGCTTCAAGGCGGCGCAAAAGAGGTTCTCGTCTACACGATGCCAGCGACCCCGGTTGCGGAAGATTACGTTGACATGCGTGCGGCCTTTGATACGCGACAATTCAACGTTTTCGTATTTGACGGTGAGTATGACCCGACGGAGCAGGCCGCGACTAAGACGTGGGTCGAAGACAACCGCAAGGAAGGCAAGCATTTTATCGCGGTAATTGGCGGAGACGACACGACGGACGCCGACCCGGCACAGGGTAACGCCCGAACCACGCTAAATAAGGACGACTACATCGTGAATCTGATTTCCGGCGTGACGATCGGAACCGAAACGTATAACTCGTCCGAGTTTGCGCCTTGGGTCGCCGGCCTCATCGCAGGCACGGCGATTAACCGGTCGACGACCTACGTAACGGTGCCGGCCGATGACGTAACGAAGCGGTTGACAAATGCGCAGATTAAAGCCGCGCTGCAGGCTGGCTCGCTCGTGTTTGCGCACGACGGCGAAAAGGTGAAGATCGAGCAAGGGCTCGTAACTTCCGGCAAGAAAATCCGGTCGATTCGCGCACGGCAGGCGATCGCGACGGACATCACGCGGACGGCCGCGGACAACTACATCGGAAAACTGAACAACAACGCGGACGGCCAGGCTACGCTAATCGTTGCGGTTAAGGCGTATTTGGAATCGCTCGAACGGGACGATGTTCTGAGCGGCCCCATCGTCGAGCTTGACCCGGATAACCCAAGCGTGGGAGATGCGGTTTTCTTACTCATCAGCTACACGGAAGTCGACAGCATCGAACGGATTTTCCTCACAATCAACATTTAAGGCGGTGATTAGATGGCAGCGATACTTGATTCGCGAAAGGTTATTAACGGCAACTTCGGCCAAGTCTTCGACCAGGACGGCAATTGGCTAACGAACATCACCGGCTGCGAAGCAACGATCGAAATCGGACTCGAAGAGGTCAAGCTTGCGGGCACCCGTTGGCTCGGGAATAAAGTAACAACGTTGAAAGGGGCCGGCTCGCTTAACGGTTACCTCGTGACATCCGAGTTTATCGAAAAGGCGATGCAAGTTATGGACGACGTTAGCTCGCCGTTCGTGACGGAGCTCGTCGTTAAGCTCGACGATCCGGAATCGTTTGGCGCGTACCGGGTTCGTTTGAAAAACGTTACGTTCGATAAGATTCCGCTGATCAATTTTGAAGTCGGATCAATCGTTGAGCAGGAGTTGACATTCGTATTTTCCGGCGCGGAAGTTCTCGACAAACTCCGGCCGACAACCTAATAAACGCTGGTACAGCGCGGGGTCTTCGGACTCCGCTTTTATTTTGATAATAACGGAGGATGACATAAATTATGGCGAAAACAGCGACAAAAACCGGACTTGAAGCGCTGCTCGGCGCGACCCTTGACGTACAGGATTCGGTTTATATTCCACGGCTCAAAACGCACTTTACGGTAAGGGCGTTGGATCAGGCGGAATTAACGCGGGCACACGAACAAGCGACGATCCCAACGCGTAAAGGCGAAAAGGAAATCGACGGACAACTGCTGAACGCGGCAGTCATTGCGAAAGGTTGTGTCGATCCGGACTTTTCGGACAAGGCGCTGATTGCGCATTACGGAGCGACGGATGCGGCCGACTGCGTGACAAAGGCGCTGTTGCCTGGCGAAATCGTAAAGGTGCTCGGCGCGATTATGAAACTCTCGGGATTTGACGACGAGGACGAGTTGATTGAAGACGCAAAAAACTAATTCGGGCGGGCGGTGTCCCGTTTCTTTTGCATGCGATTTTTCAGCGGCACCACATTCCGCCCGACGAAGTTTACGCGAAGGACCGGCGTCACCAGTTGTTTATGTTCGCGTCCATGTTGCTCGTATTTGAGGAAGAAGAGAAAGAGCGCAAAGTAATTGAGCGCGAAAACAGAATGCGCCGGATTAATGCGGGAGGGAGGTAGTTCATATCGCGTTTGATCTCGTAGCCAAGTTAAAACTCATCGACAACATGTCGGCTCCGTTGAAAAAAGTTGAAAAGCAAATGGACCGAGTCAAAAAGGCAACGGATACTTACCGAGATGCGACCGGACGCTTGCGGGACGCTAACGGTAAGCTTGTGTCTTCCGGAGAAAAAACCCGCAAGAAGTTGCTCGACATCGATAAAGCATCGCAAAAGGCCGGGAAATCACTCGGGAATCTGACGAAAACTGGCGCATCTGCCTTTGGAAAGCTTGCGAAATACGGCTCACTCGCCGTCGTCGGAGCGGCGGCCTACGCCGGGTATTCCAGCGTCAAAAAGGCGATGAACTTTGAGGCGCAGATGTCGACGATTCAAGCGCTAACCGGCGCAACAGACGCTGAAATGGCAAAGATGCAGACGTTGGCACTCAAGATGGGCGCAAATACGAAGTACTCGGCGCTTGAGGCTGCGCAAGGTATCGAGGAGCTATTAAAAGCAGGTTTGACACCGGCGAGGGTACAGGCCGGCGGACTTGAGGCTGCACTTAACCTAGCAACGGCAGGTGGGCTCGGTCTCGCGGATGCAGCGGAAATCATGTCCACCGCGCTCAATGCGTATAAAAAGGATGGTATGTCTGCGGCGGACGCGGCGAACATCCTCGCAGGTACAGCGAACGCATCTGCGACGAGTGTCGAGGAATTGCGTTACTCCCTCTCGATGGTTTCGGCCGTGGCTGCGGGCCTTGGCGTAAACTTCAAAGACACGAACATCGCGCTCGGGCTGTTTGCGAACAACGGACTCAAGGGCTCGGACGCCGGGACCTCGCTGAAAACAATGCTCCAAAATTTGCAACCAACAACAAAGGCACAGATTGAGCAATTCGCGGAACTTGGTCTCGTCACAAAAAATGGAGCAAACCAGTTTTTCGACGCGAAGGGTAACATCAAGTCACTCGAACAAATTTCCGGATTGCTGCGAAAATCCCTCGGCAAGCTGACGAATCAGCAACGGATGCTCGCGCTAGAGACGATGTTCGGAACGGACGCGATCCGTGCTGCGAACATACTCTACGAAGAAGGCGCAGACGGCGTAAAAGAGTTCCGCAAGGAGATGTCGAAGGTGACGGCTCTCGATGTCGCGAGAAAGAAAATGGACAACGCGGCCGGTGCGGTCGAGCAGTTCAGGGGCGCGATTGAGACGCTGCAGATATCGGCGCTCTTGCCGACAATGCCGCTAATCAAGGATTTCGCAAACGCTGCGGCTGACTTCGTCGAGAAATACACTCCGCAAATCACTGCGGCAATACAGCAGACAGTCACGAAGGTACGTAATTACATCAGCAAGAATTTCACGAACAATCCAGAGTTTCAAAAAATAAGCACACTCGAAGGAAAAATTAAGTACGTGTTCGACACCTTGCAAGAGGACTTTAACAAGTGGTGGCAGTCCACAGGCAAGGCCAAAGTTGAAGGGATCTCTAGGGACTTGACGGACGCTCTTGGTAAGGCGCTAAAAGCGTCTCAGCCGATTTTGGACGCGGCCACCAATATCGGTATGGCAATCGGTGGGAGCATCCTAAAAGGCATGAAGGACTCGCTTTCGTTAAGCCAGGCGGACAATCCTTTAGATCGGTGGCTCGCCGGCTTTTGGGAAGACATCGCCGGGTACGATATTTGGGGCAAAAACACTGGCGTAACCTACGATAAGAACGGGAAACCGCAGCTATACGTCGAGAATAAGGGGGTAGACTATAAACCCTCGAAAGACGCCGTTGACCGTACGGTAAAGCAATTCACTAACCCACTGGCGCCCGTGCCGTCTAAAACACCGTCTAAAAACCCTTTTCCGCAACCCTTATATAAGACGCCAAAAGGGCACGCCGGCGGTCTTGACCGTGTTCCCTATAACGGTTACACTGCGCGTTTGCATCGCGACGAAATGGTTCTCACACGCACTGAAGCGCAGAACTACCGAAACTCTGACGGCAGTTCCGGGAATAGCGCCCGGCCGGTGGTTATCAACCTGTACGGCGTGACTATTCGCGAAGAGGCGGACATTGATCGTCTGGCCGAGAAACTGGCACATGCGATCGCATAATGAGGAGGAGTTGAATTCTGAAAACGCAGTTTTGGCTCAAATTTAACAACAGAGCGGAGACACTGCTGCTTCCGGTTAATCCGGACACTCTCTCCGTTACATCTACGCATGGTTTCGAGGATGTTGACGTAGCAAATCTCGGCGAGTACACGGTAATCGGCGGCGGCCGGTTACGGGAGTATTCGCTCTCTTCATTTTTCCCTCGGGACTACAATGCGTCATACTGCACACACTCATCGCTGCTCGACCCGTACGAGTACGTCACTATGATAGAGAGATGGCAGCGGTCGGGCTTGCCGGTAAGGTTTATTGTCACGGGCACGCCGATTAATATGGCGGTCACCATTCGGAATTTCGAGTATGAGGAGCGTGGGGGCGAGCCGGAAGACGTTTATTATACGCTGGACCTAAAAGAGTACATATTCCTCTCGGTTGCCAAGAAAGGCGACAATACCGTTTCCGGCGGATCGGTTAGCGTAACCATGCCGAAGTTAAACGCGGCCGCTCGGCCTTCTAGTCGGCAGGTCCCGAAGTCTTATACGGTAAAATCCGGAGATTCGTTGTGGAAAATAGCTGCGCGAGTATACGGAAACGGCGACGACTGGCGCAAGATTTACGCGCAAAATAAAAAGGTAATTGGCGCAAATCCCAATTTGATTAAGCCGGGTCAAAAGCTGGTGATCCCGTCGTGAAGAAGATAACCGTATTATACGACGGCAAGTATTGGATCGAGCCCTTTGTTAAGTCGGCGGAGTGGTCCGGAGACGTTGCGCAACCACACCGGACTCTTAATCTAACGCTCACCAATACGTTAAACGGCAAAGAGCAGGTCCTACCGATCGAGGTCGGCAAGGAGATACGCTTTTATGCGGACAATGTCGGGCTTTTTCGCGGGATCATTTTTGAGTACAGCATCTCCGACAAAGGCAGTGCCTCGATCACGGCACGCGACGAAAATGTCTACCTGACGAAGAACACTGACTCGCGGCGTTTTACAAAGATGACCGCATCGGCGATCGTGAAAGAACTTTGTAAAGCGTTTGATATTCCGGTCGGAACTATTGCGAGCACAGGCTTCGTAATTCCAAAAATGATATTTCAGGGAAAAACTCTATGGGATATGATAGTCACTGCTCTTACCGAGACGAGAAAGCAAAACGGGAGAAAGTTCAGCGTATACACAAATAACGGAAAACTGTTCATGAAAGAACGAAAAGACAACATCGTACGCTGGTACCTTGAGAGAGGCGTCAATATCCTATCCGCAAGCCGCTTCCAATCAATTGAAGATACCCGGACGGCTATTAAGGTAGAGGCCGGAGAGAAAAAAAAGCGAATAACATCATCCGTAAAAAACGCCGCGTTGGTGAAGAAATACGGCTTAATGCAGCATTTCGAAATGGCCGATTCGGATATGAAGAAATCGCAGCTTGACCAACTTGCGGCGCAACGGTTGAAAGAACTCGCGAAGGTAAATGAGGAGATTTCGGTCGAGGCGCTCGGTAACGTGGAGGTAGTCGCCGGTACTGCAGTCTATGCGTTCGAGTCGATGACGAAGCTGGCCGGAGGCTTTTACGTAACTGCTGACAAGCATTCATTTGAGGACGGCGTTCACCGAATGGACATCACGTTATCGAAAACGGAAGACCTGCCGGAAATCGAATACGAGGAGGTTGCGTAATGGCCGTTGAGATGATCGAAGGAGCTGGGCGCAGTAAATTGCGCCACGTTATCCGGGAGCTCGGCTATAACAAGGACGTCGATGTCGAGTTCGCGACGGTCCTCGCGCCCCTCCCCGGAATCAGTATTAAAGTCGACGGACAGCCGTTTGACCTCGACATCGATGACGTTATCGTTTGCGAACACTTGACGAAGCATAAACGCAAGGTGGCGATTAACGGCGCGGCTCCGGTTGAAATTGAATACGAGGACGCGCTCAAGGCCGGTGACCGGGTAATCGTCGTTTCTTACGGAGCGGGGCAGAATTACGTTATCCTTGACCGAATTGGAGGTGCGTAGGGATGGCGCTAAGTCCACTTGAACCGGTCGACATAACGGAGGAATTAGCCGAAGCTATTGAACCGGAGCCTCTCCGGACGTACGCGATCGACTTTGAAAACGGCGTGGTTGGCGGCATTGTTGACGGCGAGGCCGCGATAAGACAATTCGTGATTAAGGCGATTAAGACAGCGCGTTTCCGATTTGCGATATTTGACGATGACTACGGTTGCGAGCTCGAAGATTTGATCGGCCAAAACGCCACACCCGAGTTACTAGAGGCGGAGATACCGCGGGTAATTGAAGAAGCGCTGATTTATGACGACAGAATTGAGCGCGTATATGGTTTTAGCATAAAGCAGGAGGCGGACTCGTTGTTCGTCTCCTTTTACGTTGATACAGCGGAAGAAACGATACAGGTGGAGGTGACGACTTAATGTACGAGGACCAAACGAAAGCCGCGATACTTGACCGGATGCTCAACGCGTCACCGGCGGACATTGATAAGCGGCAGGGCTCCGTTACGTTCGACTTGCTTTCGCCGGCCGCGATTGAACTGACGTTAGCATACTCCGAACTCGACAACGTGCTCGCGTTCGGGTTTGCGGATACGACATACGGCGCTTACCTCGATATGCGGGCGAAGGAATACGGATTGACGCGGAAGCCTGCAGTCAAAGCGGTCGGCTCGCTTACCTTTTCGGGACCGGACGGTACGGTGATTCCGCGTGGAACACTCGCATCAACTGGCGGCGACAATCCGGTCTATTTCGTAACGACGGCGGAGGCAACGATCGCCAGCGGATCGGTTACTGTCGCGGCGGAGGCGCAGGACGCGGGGGCGGCCGGAAACGTTGGGGCCGGCGTGATTACTACGCTGCTCGGCGACCTTGTCGGAATCGTGGCTGTAACCAACGCGAAGTTTTTCGAAGGGGGCGTCGATGCGGAGTCAGACGCTTCTTTATTGGCGCGTTATTACGAGAGGGCCCAGCGGCCAGCCACATCGGGAAATGCGAATCAATATCGTCAATGGGCGCTGGAAGTACCCGGCGTTTCGGATGCGAAGGTATATCCGGTTTGGAACGGGCCCGGCACCGTAAAAGTCGTACTACTCGACGACGACAAGACCGCGCCGGATGCATCGGTTGTTTCCGCAGTCCAGACGTACATCGACCCGACGAAGGATGGAACCGGCAAGGGAGTCGCCCCTATTGGCGCGGCCTGTACGGTAGCCGGCGCGGTCGAGGTGCCGATTAACATTTTGGTCGAAGTTACGCTCGCCCCCGGCGCTACCGTCGCGGAGGTAAAGGCGCAGATTGAAACGGGCGTGCGCGCATACTTACGGACGCTTGCGTTCACCGATCCGCTTGTGCGGATTACGCGGATTGCTAACGTGATCCTCGATATCCCTCCCGTAATTGACTACGAAAATCTGACGCTTAACGGAGCGACCGGAAACATTTCGATCGCGGACGGAGAGGTTGCGGTGCTTTCAAATGTGGCGGTGACGTCGGCATGAGGACGCTACTGGGAATTAAACGCGACATGCACGATTATTTCCCGAAATATTACGAGGAGATGCCGGTAGCAACGAACATCATCGACCGCGAGGCGGAGGAACTCGCGAAGCTTAACGCCGGGATCGGCGACGTTCTCTCGCAGTTTTTCATCGAGACCGCAACGTGGGGGCTTGAGCGATGGGAGCGGATATTTGGAATCCCGACAGATGAAACGAAGACATACGCACAACGGCGCGAAATCCTCCTCGGCCGGCTGCGCGGCGTCGGTGCGGTAACGGCGGAACTTATCGACAGCGTTGCGTCGGCGTATGCGAACGGTGACGTTGAGGTCGCGAACCGGGCCGCGGATTATACGATTGTCGTTACGTTCGTAAGTCAATACGGGGTCCCGGACCAAATCGACGAGTTGATGGCGGCCGTGCGCGACATAACGCCGGCACATATGGCGATTGAGTACGTATTCCGCTTTTACACATACGAGGAGCTTGCAGGCAGCGGCCAGACGTACGGCGAGGTCGCAGCGACGGGGAAGACGTATAGCGAACTTTATAATCGGGGGTTGACGTAATATATGGCGCAAACAGCTAATTTAAAGCTTCCGCTAATTGACGGAACAATGACGGCCGATGTGCCGCGGGATATGAACGCACTCGCGGAGGCGGTAGACTCGTCGGTAACGGAGGCACTGGGCGAGATTACCGTGCCGGACGCTACAACGGCGCAGAAGGGTATCGTACAGCTATCCAGCGCCACAAACAGTGCCAGCGAGACGACGGCGGCAACCTCGAAGGCTGTTAAAACAGCCTATGATGCGGCGGCGGATGCAAAAAGCACTGCTAATGCGGCTAATAGCGCGGCCTCTGCGGCACAGTCAACGGCAAACGCAGCGAACACCGCAGCAGTCGCGGCCAGCAACGCCGTCGGCCCGTTGGCATCGCTGCTCACCGGAGCGAAAACTAACACGGTCGCCGCGATTAACGAGCTTTTTACAAATGTCAGTGATGGGAAAAACACGATCGCTTCCGCCATCACTGGCAAAGGAGTACCGGCATCAGGGAGCGATACATTTCCAGTTTTGGCGCAGAAGATCGGGCAGATTTACCAAGGAAAAAAGTACGCTAGCGGCAACGTTCAACGACCTGGAAATGACCCAAAACTGATAATAGCAGGACTATCGTTTACGCCAAGCCTTGTTCGTGTTAAGGCAACGCTTTTATATAACAACAACCTAGATCGGCAATCATTGTTCGTGTTAACAGACATGACGATACAGAATATAAGTGACAGCACTACTTACGGCGGTGTGTATGTTTATGGCTCTTCTGGAAAAACAAGCACCGCACCTCTATTAAAAGATTCACAAAATTTTCAGATTACCGGACGTATAAACACTGATGGTTTCCAGGTGATCCCAAATAGTTATACAACTGATACGTGGAAGTATTCATTTGACTGGAAGCGTATAAATAAAAAAAAAAAAATGAAGGGTGTTGAAGATGATCAGAATATTTCAGTCGAGGGACCGTGTTGAGGCGGTTGAGTTTGCGGATGGCGAGAAAGAAACAATTATGAAGATTATCAAATTCACCGGTCTGCCAGCTACTGTTGATTACGATGCAGACGGAAACGTCAGGGCCGGGATTATCAAGCGACCCGAAAAGCTCCTCGTCGTGAAAATGGGCCAGTTTGTCTGTAAGGACGACAAGGGAGACGTCTACGTTCGCGACTACAACGAACTGCTCGCAAATTACGAAGAAATCACGGAAACAACGTAATCCGCTCCGTAAGGACAGCGGATATTTTTATTTACACGGGGTGTGTCGATGGAACAAACGATATTTGCGGAGCTTGCGAAGAACGGAATATTTGCGGTCGCGGCCGGTATCCTCGCGTGGGTGCTTTGGCGGGAGATGCGCCGCATGTCAACGGAGGCTCGCGAAAGGGAAGAACGAATCAGTGCGGAGGCTAAGGCGCAGAACGAACGGATGCATGCGGAAGCAACTGCGCGCGAGGACCGCCTGATGCGATTGGCGGAGGGTCTGACGGACCGGTTCGAGACACTTGCGCGGCAATATGACGGACTGGCTTCGGATGTACACGATATCAAGGCGATTATAAACGGAAAGGATGCGGCTTAAATGACGTTAACACTCGAATATGTACGATCCAAGTCCGCGGCCAAATTGCGCGGGCTTCTTCCGGTTGTTGCTGCGGCGGCCTCGGCGCTAATCGACCGCTGCTATGCGCGAGGAGTCCCAATCGTAATTACGCAGGGCCTGCGGACCATCGCGGAGCAAGACGCTTTATATGCGCAGGGCCGAACGAAGCCGGGGAAGATCGTTACCAATGCACGCGGCGGCTACTCGAACCATAACTTCGGCGTTGCGATCGACTTCGCGCTGCTAACCGGGGACGGTCGGTCGGTATCGTGGGATACGCGGCTGGACGGGGATCGCGACGGCGTTGCGGACTGGAACGAAGTCGTCGAGGAGGCCAAGAAGCTCGGATTTGCGTGGGGCGGCGATTGGCGTACGTTCAAGGATATGCCGCACTTCGAAATGACATTCGGATTATCAAAGGCTCAATACCGCGCCGGGAAGCGGCCGACACAGGCGCAGATTGACGAGGCTATGGCGCGGATTAATCGGACAAAAGGAGCGGAAGACGTGAAGAAAGACGTAATCGTTAACGTTAAGGTTGACGGCAAGAAGATCGGCGACGGCGTGGTGGATTCCGGCGTTACGTACTTGCCGGTGCGGGACATTGCGGAAGCTCTCGGAGCAGAAGTCAAATGGGACGCCGCGAGCAATACCGTTTTTATTTCGAAAGGAGCGAAGTAATATAATGAAGAAAATCGACTGGGCACGGAAATTGAGTTCGCGGAAGTTTTGGGCGCTGCTCGCCGCACTCGCTACGTCGGTCCTTGCGGCGGCCGGCGCGGGTGAAAACGTAACGCTGCAGGTGACGGGCGTGATCGGCGCGGTGGGGGCGTGCGTTGCGTATATGCTGGCGGAAGGATACAGCGACGGCACGGGCGGAAGTGGCGGCGAGGATAAAACGGAATAAAGCGAAATAACGGAACCCCTCGGCGGGTCTTTGCGTAAATGACGTAAAGGCTTCGTTGAGGGGTTCTTTTTTCGTTTATGGGATGGTATGATTTAGGTAATTTGGAGGGGATAAAGGTGAAGCTGGATAAAAAGTGGGAGTACGTTATTGCGTGCTTCGTTATTGCGGTAATTGCTATTGTCTTGATCGGCTATATTACGGGCGGTACTAGTGGCGGCAGTGATAGGGGGACGGCTACTGCCACAGAACCTGAGACAGCACAGACGCCCCCGGCCCAGGAATCTGACGTACCGGAAACAAAACCCGAGCCCGTTGAGACAGCACAAGAAGTGGGAAATGCAGAGCAGTCTTTTAATTGGACAAGCGCAGAGGTGACGGAGGATAACATCAAGAAGGCGCTGAAAGATAACGTTGGCGCTGCGATGGCTATTCCGTTGACAGACGATAGCTTCCGCAAATTCGTAACTTCTGCGGATACTAAGGGCGAGTATGTTGAGATCACGATAAACCCGGGCATGTTCGCGGACTATAAGGACTTCGTTAAAAGAGCCGGCGGTTCGCTAATCGCATATTCAAAAGTACTGTTTGAGAATTCACAAGTGTATGAAGTTTCTCTTAATGTTCTGATTGATAACGTTGGTGGCGGCGAGAATGACGGAGTATACATATCATGGAGACGCGAGCAAGCGGAAGGCGTAGACTATGACGCGATTCTTGATAATATGTTCGGGGATTATACAATTCCGTATCAGTTGGCGCGGAAATATAGCATTCAAAAAGATATCTACGAAGAGCTGGAAGAGTTCGAGCTTCCGAGTTCGAATAACCTATAACGTATAGTGAGCGCAGCTATTGCGCTCTTTTTATTTTCGCGAATATTCCCACAACTTCTCCGTATCAATCCCGAGATATTTCCGCATCAAAACGCGGGCCTCCGCAATAGCAAGCTGCTCCCACAGCGTCACATCTCCGGTGTATCCCCGGCACATATAGCGGGCAATCCACGCCTGGCCGCGCTCCATTTCGTATACCTTTATGCCGCGTTCTCGAAACAGGCGGCGAACCTCCGTTAAGTCCTTCGTAACCTTATCCGCGGCTATCGTTAGCAAATCTATGTACGGCTCCGGCGATTTCAATAGCGTCTCGAATATGCGTCGATCCCGTTCAAACGCTGATAGGATGAGCGGAAGGAACATGTACGTCTTGATCGCGTCTATCTCGTCGCTCTGCGGCATCGTGCGTTTCAT